GTTGCTCCCCTAATTTGGTTTTACCCATAGCTTCATCTACGGGTCCATTTTCACTTAAAACGGATTCTATCATAACTTTAATAGTTTCCCATTTAGTCAAATCAATTATTTGGCCCTCTAGTGGGGTTTCCTCCGATTCTTCAGATTCTTCAGATTTTTCTTTAGAATCTTTTTTTTCGTATTTAGTTTCACCTAAGATATCGTCAACAGTTTCATTTTTTTCTATTCTAATGAATTGACTTAATTCATCTAAATCAAAATAATATTGACTACCGGCAATACTAAAAAATTCTGAAGGTTCTTCTTTTTTGTATCTCATATTATAATTTTAAATAAGAAACTTTATAAGTAAACCTTAATTAAACAACTCTAAACCAACTAATTCTTTTACACTTTTAACTGTATAATCAGCCGGAATTTCTTGGTTAAAAGGTTTTTCTATTTTCACAACTTTTTTACCTTCAGGTTTTGAATTTATAATTTCAGGGTGGTCGGTTATCATAATGTCAGCAAATTGCCAACAATCTGTAGTACCCATTGTGAATTTAATGTCTTGAATCATACACCCGGTTTTAGATAAAAAAAATAAAGTTGCTGGAACACTACGACCAGCTTCACGACTTGTAATAATAATTTCACACTCCTTACCAATCATTTTAAGGTGTAACTCCAAATCATTTATAGATTGTACAACACCGTCAAGTACCTCATCCGCATACCCAAAAATTTCAAGACAACATTTGTCATATACAAAATCCTCAACAGTTATTTCATCGTCTTTAACTTCTACTAATTGGTTGTCTGAATTATTATCCGCTAAAAATTCTTTTTCATTAAAATTAGGGTTAAATTCCATTTCTTGTCTAACAATCTCTTCTTTAGGAAACCAAACCCATTTTTCTAAATCGTAATCTTTTACTTGGACCTCTTGTCCGTCTTCTGGGTTAAAATATTTTGTATGAATTTTTTCAATCCTACCAAAAAAATCTCTTAACACCCCGTTAATTGAAACACCTATTTTCATTAATCTTTTAATAATTTTTTTCCGTTATTATTATTATTTTTATCCTCTTCGATTTGGTCAAAAATATCTTCAATCACTTTAATAATTGGGTTTCTTACAATATCCTCTTCATTTCTAAGTTCAACTGTACCAAAACCAGGTTTATTTTTAAATCTTTCTATCACAACTTCAAGGGAACTTTCTTTTTTATTGCGAATATCTTTTTGTTTAACATCACCAAGGATGATAATTTTAGAGTTATCACCAATACGTGTCATTAAAGTTCTCATGTTATCTAAAGTCACATTTTGTGCCTCATCTATAATAATTACCGACTTATCGATACTTCTACCACGAACATAAGCTATTGGTTTGATTTGAATAAGTCCCATGTTTCTTAATTTTGTGGTATTAGACTCACCAATAATTTTATGAAAATTATCCAAAAAAGAATCCATAAACGGTTCCATTTTTTCTTCCATTGTACCTTTTAAAAAACCAATTTCTTCATCCTTTAAAGTAGTCACAGATTTAACTAAAATTATTTTTTGATAGGGGTTTTTAGTGTCTTTAACTAATTTTAAAGCTTCAGCACAAGCTAAAAAAGTTTTTCCAGTACCTGGTAAACCTGAAGCTATAGTAATTTCATTATTTGTAATAGCATACACTAGCTTTTTTTGGTTTTCAGTTTTAGGTTGTATGTTTATTTTTATATGACTAAATAAGTTATCGTCATTTTGTTTACTAATGTTAAATTCATTTATTGTGTCAACATCTTCTTGTGTTAACTTTCTGTTTCTTTTTTTTGTCATATTTTTACCATTTTTGTGAAATTTCGTTAATAGTATATTCTACATTTAATTTTTTTAATATTCTATCACAACTTTCCTCATTTGAATACAAGGGTTTTAACTCTTCTTCATTAAAAAAATTCGGGTTAACCCACCAATCTTCATAGAATAAATTAGGGTGTTGCTTTTGTGAAACATTTGAACATAATAAAATGTAACCTTTATTAGTTAATAGTTCTCTTTGTGGTGTTCTTTCATTAACTATAAAGTCATTACCTAAATGTGAATCATGTTCTATAGTTATTACTTTAAAGTCGTAATCTGTTTCTAATAATTTAGCTAAAAGTTTATACCTTTCACCAACTTTTTCCATATCTAAAGATAAGTAGTCTATAACTTTATCCTCATAATAATTAGGTAAAAAAGATTTGTAATCTATACTAAAACAATCAATATTAATAAATTTAGTACTTCTTTCTTTCCAATTTTCACTATAATCTATAATATCTAATGAAATACCGTACCAACCATTTAATTCAAGTAAATAAGTATTATTTATTTTTTTAGGTAAATTACAACCTAAATCTAAAAAAGTTCCTTTCTTATTTTTTAGTATGTTAAAAACGAACAAATCTTGTCCGCATTGTGAGTATGATTCTACCATTTTTTATTATTATTTATTATATTACTTCCCAGTTTTCCCAAACAAATGGAAACCTCCAGGACAGTTTATGTGTTTTACTTAATTCTTTAATTATACCATCGTATTCACTATTTTCAACACCATCAAATAAATGAAATTGTATTTGCAAATTTTTTATTTTAGTAATATCACCGTTATTTATTAAATTTTTTAATATAGGGTATTCGGCCCCTTCAACATTGATTTTAATTAAATCAATATTTTCCTGATTTATTAATTTAAATATACTAGTTGCAGGTATGGAATCTACATTAAAAGATGAGTCTTTATAAAAAATAGATGCCTCAGAATCTAATATACCTAAAGATATTTTATCGTATTTATCAGAAACCGCTAAACAAAAAGTTTCATAATTTTTAAGTTTTAATTCTTCGCAGAATTTTTCAACAACTTCAAAACAGTATATTTTGGGGTTGTATTTTTTTCTTATAATATCGGACCAATGTCCGTGTCTGGCACCTAAATCAACAACTATTGAATTTTCATTTAAATCATAATTAACTCTATAGGTATTATCACCGTTTACTCTATACCATTCTGAACTATCTGACGGTTTAATTTTCATATTACATTATTCTATTTTCTATAAATTTATTATTACTATACAATAAATCTTTATGTTTTTCCAATATTTTCGCCGCATTTATTATATGTATGTTATTTAAAATTGGATTCGGGTTTCTCCTAGAGGTACCCCAACTTAAATCGGAGATATAGTCAACCCAATACAGTCCTGAAATTTTATTTAACTCCTTAAAAGCTCTCATGGATATATCCATATCATCATAATTTTGTGGTGAAAAATATTCATCTAAAAAGTTTAATTTAACAACATCTCTATAATCATACATTAAAGGACCCCTATTACCGTATTCTCTAGCGTAGAATATGTTTCTATTAGAGTTTTTTTTAAAAGCCATGTCTATATAATTAATTTCTTTTGTTGTTTCATTGTATATATTATTATGTGCCACAAAAGAAGTTACGGCAAAAACATCATTAAATTTTAAAAAAGGTTCCAACATCCTTAACTCAAAATTTTTTTCATTTATAACCATATCATCTTGTAACATAACAACAAAATCGTTATCGACAAGTTTTAACCCGGCATTATTAGCTTTAGTTTCAAAAACATTATCGGTGTATACATAATCTATTTTTTTATTTTTTAATGGTTTTAACGTTTCTTTAACTATCGACTCACTATTATCAGTACAACCGTCAAATACAACTATTAATTGATTTGTATTTTCAGACAGGTTATTTATTAGGGAATTGACTACCCTACCTATTAAAAAATCTTTATTATGTATTGTTAGTAAACAACTAATTTTTTTCATTAAAATATTTTTTTATTATTTTTAAATTATAAGATTTCTTTTCTTTTATTATTTTTGTTAACACTGTTTCAACGAAAACACTATTTTTTTTAATATCTTGTTCTATTTTTATAGTATTTTTAATTTTCACTTTTTTATTAACAATGTCTTCTATTATTTTAATAAAATCATTAACATACATGAGTTCTACGTAGTTTATGTCAAAAACCCCATTAAATTTTTTTTTAATTAAAAAATTTAAAATTTTTATTAAATCTTCTACGTCTAATAAACTTCTTTTTGTTAAAAAAACATCGAACTCAGTATTATTTTTAATGTTGTTATAAATGTGATTTATAAAATTATTAGGATTACCGTTTTTCCCTATAAGTTGGGGTATTTTTATTATTATAAAATTATCGACATTATTTTTTATAAATTCTTCGATTTTTTTTTTATGATTTAAATATTGTTCATTAACGATATATTCGTCTATAGAGCTAAAATACACTAATTTTTTATTAGAATTTATGTGTTTTTTTAGTAAATCAAATTCTCTATCATACTCATCTCTATCGTTACACATAGAATTAGACACCCCTGATGCAAAAAATAAAATATCTTTTTTATCAATAGGGTGTAAATTTTTAGCAATTAAACCATTACCTACTATCATTAAAAAAATTCATTAAAATTAACATAACCGCAGACCTCATTGATAGAGACAGTTTTTATATTGTGTTTTATCTTTAAATTAGTTAAAATACTTTGATCAAACCTATGTTCCCTAAAACCGTTTACATTAGGTAATTTAGATTCGTTTGAAATTATATCATAATTTTCACAAAATTTTAACCATTCTTCAACAAATTTAATACTTTTATCATTTTTAGTAAACGCACAACAACCAGCTTCTAATTGTCTCGCTTTTGTGTATTCATTACTATCACAACCCATTAGATGAAAACAATCTTTTTTAGTCCATATAGAGTGGTTATGTGAACCTTCTACGAGGAAAAAACCTTCATTTACTGAGGTTTTATTGATTATAAAATTTTTAATATCATTAAATAATCTATCACCTAAATCTAGGTAAAAAACAATATCATTTTCTTCTAGGTTTTTTAATGTTTTTAAAATAAAATAAGGTTTCCATAACCAATAACCAGCACCTCGTTCACATTCAAGTATTTTTTTATTTTTAACGTAAAAATTTTCTATAATATCTTCTTTTTTATATAATAAAACCTCATCAAAATATTTTGATACGTCTGGTAAAATATTTTCAGCCTTTTTTAAATATTTTTCTCCTGTTGCATATGTTATATAAACTACTCTACCCATTTTAGAAATAATTTTTAACAATGTAATCTTCTATACAATTATAATTTTTTACCCTTTGAAAATTATCTTTTATTGCGTACATTTTACTTAAATAAAATTCTTGATCTAATGACGGTAAAATATGGTTTAATTCTTCTATAGATTCAAAAGTTATTATACCATCCACATTAAATCTTTCACTGATATTTTTAGCACCTAAATAAATCGGTATAGTCCCCGTGGCAAAACAATTTAATATTTTTTCGGTAAAATACATATCGTCTTTAAAATTTTCTATAACAATAGAAAACATAAAATCATGTAAACTTTCATAAATTGGTCGCCAACCAGTGGTAAACCCAAAGGTTTCGATTTTTGGGTTATTTATAACATTTTTAACCACATTTAATCTAAAATTATGTAACTCACACATTCTTTTGTTTGATGAAACTATGGAACATATTTTAGTTTTTTTATGAATCTTATTTTCACCCTTTCCATAATTACCCCCCACCCATATACCACCGCCAGGTATCCACTTACAATTTGGGTATTTATTTAAGAATTCAGAATTATGTGTAAACATAACCTTTAATTTAGGTATTATTTTTTCAACTTCTGTGTATGTATTAGGTATAATAGATCTAGATTCATATATAATACCGTAACTATTATCTCCACCTTTTGCGTTTAAAATTTTTTCATTGGTATAAAAAGTTGGTCTATTTTTGTTAGATAAACTCCTATCCCATTTAACATATTCTGGATTTCTTCCAGCTACTGTTGAATCTGTTTGTGATTCTGACATGTGATGACTAAAACTGTCATCAATCAGATTAAAAACAACTTTATTCACTTATTAAAATTTTTTCATCATTATAATTTATAATACCGGTACCAGTACCGTGACCTATGTCTGTTACATCATATTTTTCAATATCGATAGAATTCCACCAATTACGCATAGGCTGGTTTAAATTAATATCATCACATATGACATAACCTTTATATCCTATCTCTTTTAGGTAATTTGTAAATTTAATTTCTTGGATTCCGTCATGTGGATCAATATCCAATAGTATAATTTTAGCTGATTTAATTATTATCGGTGATTCATTATTTATGTCCATTTTTTTGAACTCTATATTTTTATGAGATTCAAAAAAAGAAAAATGTTTATCAAAAATATCATAAGTTATAACTTTATTTTTCTCATTTTGTGCTAGTGCTAAACAAGAATGTCCTTGACTGGTACCGGCATCTATAATAGTTATACCGTCAATTGATTTGGTTAAATAAGTTAACAATTTATAGTGTTCTCTATCCATTTTCAAATATGGGTATGCTTTGATATCGTAATCAAAAAAATCCATTTTTTGTGAGTAAACCTCTTTTTTATTTATTTTCATTTTCATTTTTAATTTAAAATTTAATCCAATTATTAGGTATTGTATCTTCTTGGTCTTGTGGACCTGCTGGGCCAAACCATTTTTTAGGTCCTATAACAATTTTATCGGGGTTTTGATTTAAGTAAGCCCCCCACCAACTAAAACTACTATTAGCTATAATATTGTGTTTACAGTTAAACATCAAAATCAAGTCTTCAATTTCGTCGTTAAAGGGTGAAATTAAACAATCTAAATCTTTAAAAACCTCTTTACACCAATCTTTATCATCTGAAATAAAAACAGGTATAAAATCACCTATTTTTTCACCCATAATAGATAAAGCTTTTTTATAATAATCTAAACCACAAGGTGTGTGAATATGGGGGAATTTTAAGTAATCACCCCTTCTAATATGTACAGAAACAAGTTTTTTATTACTACTTAAACCACCAATCCAACCTAAAACTTTATCCCATTTTTCTTTTTCGGATTTAATACCTGTTAAAAGTTTTTCTATAATATTTTTTTTGTTTTCTTCAAAAAACTTTTCTGACTGAAAAAACCCTTGTAATTGTAATGATTCTTTATATGGTATTAATTCAAACCCATGTCCTTTTTGAGTGAAGGTGTTTTTAATTAAAATACTATCACTATGGTTAAATTCTTTAAAGATGGTATCCTTATATTTTTTTGATTGATGTCCCTGTAAAGGGGTGTGACACTCATTAAAATCAAATTCAGCTACGTCACCGTTTTTTTTAGCTAAATTATATGCAGCAACAATTTGAAATATTTGGTTTCCTAGCCCCCCTTGTAAATAACTTGTAACCATTTTATTTTTTTAAAAAATCGTAATCCATTATAGCATTTTGAATATCAGAAAAACCACTTCTTTGCCAAGCTAAATGAGGTCTAAAACAATACCAATTACCCATAGAGTGTAAATCTGCCATAAAAAAATCTGCCGCAACAGATGTTTTAATACTTTCTTTACCCTTATTGATTGTATTCTTAATTTTATTATTCATATAATTAATCGTAAACTCAAAAGACTCTGAATTTAAACCGTAAGCATGTAATGCATATGACCTGTTAATTTTTACAATATTTTCAGTAGATTGTCTAAAACCACCCACATGATTACCACCAAATAAAATACCATCATAATTTTTAGGTAATTCTTCGATTACTTTAGAAAAAGTTTCTTCTAACAAAGGTATAAAATCAACGTCATCCTCTAAAATTAAAACATTTTTAAATTTTAAATTTTTAGCCTTTTCAATCACTTTAGTATGACTAATAGCACCAGCTAATTCGTTATCATATGGGTAACCTAAATTATAGTTTTCTTTACTACCATCTATGGCTGAAAAACGTTCAACCTCTAAACCATGTTTAGAGAAAATTTTTTGACACTCTTCCCATCTATCAGTTCTTTTATCAAGATTTATACAATAGATTTTATCAAAATATTCGTTTAATTTCATGCAAATAAATTTTGTGTTTTTTTAACTTTATGTAAAGTACTTGGTAACCCACCCCACAAAACTTGATTTGGGTAGGACCAATTATTATAATGGGATACAATCCTATCAATATCTTTTGTAAAATTAACTGAAGCAGAACTATTAGTTAATTTAGTTCTTATATCATTTCTAATATACGAACCGTGGTGCATTTGTATTTCTTCTCTTTTTAAAATAACCCCTTTATCACTAGGTGACATCCTTCTAGTAGGATCAACCAAAACTGGGGATGGTGCCATTAAAACAAAATTAGAATCGTTTTTAATTTTAAAAATTAAAGAAACGTAATAAGTTTCAGGTGGATCCAAAGAATACTCCCAAGATTTGTAATAAGTTTGCATCTGACAATAAGAGGAGTCATAATCACCTTCTTCTACAATTCTTTTAAAATTTTCAAATTCTGAAGTAATATAATACTCATCAGAATCCATTGACATATGGTGAGTACACCCAGCTCCTTGTGACAGTGCCAACCCAATGTTTCTTTTTTGAATTTCATTAAAATGCCCACCTTTATTAATTTTAGGTGAGTATTCAAATAACTCATCTATTAATCCTTCTGATTTTAATCTTTCTAATAGGGGTACTAATTCCGGATTACATGAATTACCAAAGTTAGATACTGTTTGGTAAACAACACTTATGTAATCAACGTGTTGTCTTATCTGTTTTATTGAACCTTCTAAAAGTTCTTCCCCATCAAATAGATTATATGAAACTCCTAATTTCATTTTGTTTACTTAGTTGTTGCTGTCTAGCTTGTTTTAACATTTCTTCAAAATCCTTTGCTTTAATGTTAGTAAAGTAGTTATAAGTTTTCTTGTTAGTAAGTATAAATGGGATTAGCTTTTTTGTGTAGTCTTCAGATTCACGTTTTAATTTATCTTCACTTTTGTTTCTAGTTTGACTTTCATAATGATAACAAACTGCTTCACCTACAAAAATATTGTCTTTATTTTTGTTAATACATTCTACATTTAATTGCACATCCTCAAAACATTCACGATACTCAGTGTTAAACCCACCAATTTCATTAAATAGATTTTTAGATATCATCATGAATGCCCCTGTATTACCAAAAACATCCCTTTTAAGTTGATTATGATATGTGTAATAAGAACGTAAACCATAATGGGTAATACCTACTTGGCGATTTTGTTGTAGGAACATCACGATACCTGAATGCTGTACGGTATTATCACCGTAATGAAGTCGACAACCAATAGTACCGACAGTTTTTTTGTTTTTAATGTAAACATCCATCATTAAGTTGATGGCGTTGTTAACGACTTTAATATCGTTATTACAGAACAATAAAACTTCTGTGTCTTTTTCAATATGGTTTTCTACCACATCGTTGTTAATAACAGCAAAGTTATAAAAGTCGTATTCAACTACCTTAACGTGATAATGTTGGTCTGACCTAAACTTTAACCCATTTATGTAATTTTTTAACTCAGTTAATTCTTCAGGTGTTGAACCAGTGTCAGCAATAATAGTTCTCATTGCCATACCAATATAACCACCTTGTTTATAAAGTGAGTCAACACATTGTTTAACTAAATCTATGTTACCTTTGGTTGGGATTATAATGGACAACTTAGGGTATTCTTTTAAAGTTTTAAATTTATTTTCATACCTTAATTCAGGTTTAATTTTATAAGGAAGTTTGTCCTTATATTTTTCAACAAATTGTAAACGATTTTTTTCCCATTCGTCGTTGGTCATACCTATAGATTTATGAGTTATTTTAATATCAAACATAACACCTACTTTAACACCATTTAAATGATTGTTAAAGGTAAAATCAACATCATAAAAATGAAACCCTTTAAAATCTTCGTCAAATTTAGTTTTAATTCTTTCTTTATGAGCAACAAAAAAGAGACCGTCTAACATAACGGTCTCAATAATTTCATCCTCAAAATTAGCTGAATACCTGTTCTCCCAGGTTTTACCTTCATGCGAGTGAGAAACAATACCAACCATTTTAGTCGAATCCTGCCACCAACGTCCAATTTCAGACATATCGGTTGTACCTGCCATACCTAAAATACCGTATTCGGTTTCTTTAAAATGTCTTAATATCTTTTTACCCCAACCTTCTTTCAAAAGAATATCATCATGACAAAATACTACAATATTGTTTTTAGTTTTATTTAAACCTTCATTATAACACTCTGTTAATGATTTAACACCGTTATTAACAATCTCATAGATTTCATATTCCTTAACACCAATAGTTTTTTTAATATAATCTTGAAACTGTTTGTTTGGTGTTCTAGTTGAGTAGACGATACTAATCATTACACATTAACAGTTTCTAAAGATGTTATTTTAGTGATTAAACCATCAATAGTTTTGTCACTAATAATTTCAGCTTTACAACCACTGTTTAAATATTGGTTATACTCAGTTCTTAAAATAGCATTCCATTCTTCTGTGTAAATGTTGTAATGCAAGAAATAATCATACAAATTTTCCATTTTTTTATTTTTTATAAAGTTAAACTTAAAATCTACCATACAAATATAATCATTATTTTTTATTATTTCGATACCGTAATTAAATTTACTGGTTCTTCACAAAGAATTGATAAGTGACAAGACGTTTTGATAGCGTCTTCTACTGTTGATCCCAAATAAAGGGCCGCCAAAGCGAAATCCATTCCAGCACCAATTGCCATATAATCTTTAATTTCTTTTACATAGAATTTTTCTACTAAAAAAGCTTTACCGTCAAAAACTATAATATAGTCGTTAACTAATTCAGTACTTTCAGTTTTTTCTCTTTTCCACGAATAAAACTCAAAAAGAAATTCTGTTAAAGCTTCTACTGAAGCTTCTCTAGGTTTTCTAGTTTTAGAATAAATTTGAAATAGGGCACCTTCTTGAGCCTCACCAACATCACCCACAACAGCCCATTCATTTTGGAATAATTTGGCCATTTTATCTTTTTCTTGGGTATATCCGTTAACTAAAATACTATCCGCCCCTATTGTAATTTTGTTTTTTTCTACTTTTACTGCAACTACTGACATAATTTAGTTTTTACCCGTTGAACCAAAACCACCAGAACCTCTTTCAGTTTCAGTTAATTCTTTTACTGACTCTAATTTTCTTAATTTACCAAATTCGGTACTAACTCTAGATGTTACAACACCTTGTGCTACTCTCTCACCCTGTTCAATTTTTTGTTCTTCGTTAGATAAATTAATCATGATAACTTTAACCTCACCCCTATAACCCGTATCTACAGTGCCTAAAATTGCCATAAGACCCGTTTTAAATGAGTGACCACTTCTTGGTCTAATTTGTAACTCATATCCCATAGGCAATTCAAAATAAAGTCCTGTTGGGATTAACATTCTTTCAAAAGGTTTTAGAACAACTTCTTTTTCTCCTTTTAGTAAACATGCTCTTAAATCAAAACCTGAGTCACCTTCTTTTGCCCAAGTTGGATCTGGGTTATCTGAAGTGTTAACAAACTTAACCTCCAATTTACCAAAATCAGAATTTTCTACACTAATACTAGGTGTTACCTCTTTTTCTACCGAACCAATAATTTTTAATAAGTTATCTATTTGATTATTTTGATCCTCATCTAAAATACCCAAACTTTTTAGTTGTTGTAATTCTTTGATGTATTCGTTTATATCTCCCATTTATTTTAATGAATTAAATTTTGTTATTATATCTATAAGGGCTTTAACATCCCTTTCACAATATTCCTTAATTTCTTCGTGATTGTCAATCCAAAAATTTTTATTGACGTTATCACCTTTAACATCACCGTTTTTGGGTGAGTCCACTTCTAAAGACATGCAGATTAAATCTAAAGAACTTAAACCGTATTTACCACCAAAAGACCAAACTTCTTTAGTGTCTAAAACTTTCATTTCCCAAGGTTTGGTATCGTGTTTAGGAAAAATTGTTGGTGGTTTTAGACCGTTAATTACATATCTTTTGGCTAAGAAAGGTATGTCAAAATTTTTAATATTCTGACCACATAAACTAAATTCCATGGAATCAATTTTATTAAAAACGTCTCTAACTTTTTTAAGTATATCTACTTCATCTGTACCGTAAAAAGATTCAAATTTTGTTTTCCCACCTTTCATTACAAAACCCAAAGACACACAAGCAACTTTCCCAAATTCGGGAAAGAATGCCGCTGTTTGTCTATAGACCTCTTTTTTGTTTAAATCGGATTCTACAGAATTTGAAGCTACAGAATGTAATTTTGATTTATCTGTGACTCTTTCTTTAAAATTGTCGTAATAAGATAACCATTGTTTTAATTTTTCTTTTGGTAGTTCATCTAAATCTTTGTATTGACTTACTGTCTCAACATCAAAGAATAATAATTTTTCAATATTAAATTGCATTTACCTCTTTAATTACTTGTTTAACTTCTTTTTCTTTACCACTCATAATTGATTTGTAAAACTCTGCTCTACTATTTGTTACAACGTCAATGTGGTATCTTTTCATAACCGTATTATATAAATTGTTACCTAAAATTTCAACACACTCTGGGTTCTTATGTAAAAATTTAATCGCTTTCAACCAATCTTTATGATTTTTATTAGAGTCAACAAGAATAGCATTACCGTTTTCATTAAAACCACCACCATATTGTATAGCACCCACTAAATCTATAGTATAAGGACCAAAATTTTGAGCGATTAAAGCCTTCTTGTGAAAACCAGCTTCAATAACTTTTAATTGGGATTTGGCTTTGTTAAAAATATGTTCTTTTAATGGGGCCAAAGAAACTTCAAAATTATTATAGTTTGAAGCGTAAGTTGTGATAGGTTTAGTCCAAACTCTACGATAAGGTTCATTTAAATCATTATAAGAACTATCTTCGTCTTGGGAGTATTTTAATAAATGTTTTTTGTATTCAGGTGATAAAATACTGTAATTGTTGGTAAACATTTCTTCATACCTACACCAAACACTTTCATGTGGTAAAATTTTTCTTGTTTTTTGTTCACCTGTTTGTTGATTGGTTTCGGTTATAGAACCCCTTAAATCAAATCCACAAACCACTAATTGACTATCTTTACCTTCGGGTGATGTCATCCAGCTATTTAAACCCTGTCTCATCAAATCTAAATCATGTAAATGTGAAGAACCACCTAACCAACCAATACGTAATTTTTTATCACTTTTTATTTCTTTTTTTTGGAACTGTGGTTCACTAGGGTCAATAGCATTTGGGAATACCACTACGTTTTTATTAAATTTACTAATTTCATCGGCAAATATTTTAGTGGTTGTAGTTACATAATCAACCATCTTAAAGTTACCCTTAATTTGTTCATCAAGCTTAGAGTTTTTTAATAAATGATAAGCTGGATGATCTACAGTAGGCATCCAATAATCATCAATGTCCATTATTAATGTAATACCCATTGATTTTATTTTATCAAATATTTTTTTAGCATTATCACCGTAAACTGGTTGTAATTGTCCATTTATAACATCACTAATAGTTCTATGAAAATGAATTATGTCGAATTTTTTTAAATAAAAATCATCATTCCAATCAATACTGTCAGTACCGGCTGTTACAATGTCTATAAAGAACTCTTTAGGGAATAATTCTTGTAATTTTAAATGAGGGTCGACAGACCTAAATTTGGATACTCCGCTTCTATCTGAAGGTATAACTAATACTTTGATTTGGTTCATATTTTATATAAATTAATAAACCAATATAAACCTTTATTTACATAAACTCAACTGTAATAAAATAAAAAAGACCCGTGATAACACGAGTCTTTTTAATCATTTTAAAAGGTTAGGTTATTTTCCTTTAGGAGTACCTTTATTACCTTTACATCCACATCCTTTTTCCATAGTTTGTTTTTTTAACGTTAAATGTTATTCTTTCCTTTAACTTTTGGCATTGGCATTACGGTACCAGAAAAGATGGTGTTACCTGCCTTAAATTGTACGTTTTCTTTAACCAATCTACTGTCAAAATAATTTTCAATAATTTTTGGTAAAGCTTTGGTTAATTCTGAAGCTATCAATTTTCTTAAATACTTTTCATCAATATTTACAACTTCTTGTGAAACATTTTCATTAATAGGTCTTTTTCTTTGGGTTTCGGCTCTTCTAACAGGTTTTTTATACATATCTATCTCATCATCTTCTTGATATGACGGACCTTCACCTTCTCTTAGAGCTCTTATTGTATCCTCGTCAACATCAAACCCAGTATCACTTGGTTGTGGTATTGGGTTTTCTAACATGGCTTTTTGTATAGCTGGTGGTAATTTAGAATTTTTTACGGCTTGATTATAATTGTCAGTACCCACTTCTTTTTTAATGTTCACTGGTGTTGAATAACTTTCTTCCATCATACCAGATGATGTACCTACCATATCCATTAAACCAGTAGTAGTCGATTTTTTTGTCGCACTACTATCGTATTTTTCAGCTGCTTTATCAATAGCTTTAGCTTTTTTTAATATTTCTAATAATTGTGGATTCATTAAAACTTTGCTTGTTTATAAATTGTTATCATACTTTTATCACCATTAGGATTATATTTAGGTATTCCACTTACTCTATCCGATATAGGACTTCTAAAAGGCATTTCATTAACTTCATCCCAATCCCTTATTTTATCTAATAAAAAAGTTTTCCATCCAGGTTGTTCCGTATCCGTTACTCCAGCGTATTGATATGCACGAAGTATTGGATTGCCGGCTTTTGAAAGACCTAAAACGTATGGTTCTATAAATCTTTCACCAGGGGTTTCAGTTTCATCACCTTCATAATAGATTCTAACCCTATCATGGTTTACGATTGCCCTTTCAACCTCTGTCCTACTGGCAAACTCTAAAATAAGTTCATTTAGGATAGAGTAAAGTCTCATGTTACCAATACTGTTCAGGGAAGTTAAAATTATCGTAACCCATACCTGGTTTATATTTGTTACCAGACGAATAAAGTAATCTATTTTTTTCTAGTTGATCCACTCTTGTACCTACTTGATTACTATTTTCACCTCTACCAAAATCATCACCATCACTTGTTGCTCTAGGATGACTTGCTCCGTATTTATCAGAATCGGTATTTTTATAATCATTAAGTACTGTTAATTTTAATCTTTCAACATCAGCAGTTGCTTTTAAACCCGGTAATTGGTTTAATACCCCACCTGGTCCAAAATCTTGGACACTACCTGGATCTGTTAGAATTGGAGAGATTGTTTGTGCTGGCATAATTCTTTGTTTTTATCAAAAATGTTTATTAGAGATTCCATTAATTTAACCTCTTTATTATAAATATCACTATAATCTTCTTTTTTTAAATCAGATGTTGAGTGTGGTTTAACTGAACTTGTTGATATACCTTTTTTTTCATGTGTTTTTATATGAGTATTATCAATAGCAGTACCCGCGTTTTTTTGAACATCTTTTTTACTTTGTATTTTACCACGAGCTGTATCTAAGGTATTATTTACCCATTCCCTCATTTTACGACCACCATTAAGAATAAATTCAGTATCCTGTTTTTTATCATTCATATAATCAACACCAGATGTTTTGTGGTTATCAAAAAAATTTTTAACCCTTTTTAATTGTTCATAACTAATTTTAGGTTTATTTATAAAACCCTCAAGTCTTTTATAACCCTCAACATTTTTATCACCTTTATAAGCATTCATAGTACGTCTCAAATGACTATGTAATTCTTCAGGGATGTCCCAACTTTTACCTTGTAATAAACTATTAGCCATTAAATTACTGTAATTTTTTCAATATCTCTTTTTTATATTCAACAGGTATATCAATTGTGTCAATATTATTAACTAAAAAGTTTAAAATAACACCTTTTTGTTCACCGTTTGCTTGGTTTTTTTTAACTATGTCAATTAAGTTTTTAACTTTTCTAACCAATAGTGGGTTTTCGTCAGAAATTATTTCGATATCAGGAATACCGTTTTTATTAATAACATTATAAGTTTTTACATCATCAATAACATCTTTAGAAATTTTTTTAGAAACGATATCTTCTACCATTTCTTCCATTTTCTTTTTTGAGATTTTTTTAATTGTCTTTTTTACACCTTTTTTGTCATCCATATAATCTATATTATCGGTATATGTATTGATTGTCGCGTTAGGTGTTTTAACAGATGGCATTGGTACTAATGAATAATACCCGCGATAACCTTGTTGACGTGTACTTTGTACCACAGAATTTCTTACTTGGTCTCCGTCTTCGGGATTATACATTGGATCCATAGTACTGTCAGAAGAAGATTTTGAGTTATCTCTAGATAACTTAACGTTGTTACCCCCAATTCTAGTACCGTCACTATTAACTAATTCGTTTAAAATATTTTTTGGTATAGTGTACATATCATTTTTCTTTATAAATATCAAATAAAAACGATTTGTTTAACCTATTTGCCTTTTTAAACCAACAGATTCTTCCATTTCAACAAAACGGTCTTTAATCATGTATTCAGAAGATAAACCTTTTTGTCTCCAAAACTCAATTTCACCATCACTCATAGTCATTAATTCTTCTAAAGTATCTTGGTCTTCGGGATTTGTTGCCACGCCACCAATAAGTTCTAACTCTTTAGAAGTAAAAAATTGTTTTAGTTCTGGGTTGTCAATAATTAAAGATTCTCTAACATGAAGTGGGAATACAACTAAAAGTGGTTCTACTTTCTTATTAAAAGCGTCAATATATTTTGGCACATTATAATCACCTGTTAAATCAGGATTCTTTTTAATTTGGTCTTCCGTGATTAAATAACAATTAAATTTTAATTCACCTTCAGGTGTTTTTTTAGTTTTACTAAATGAAATATCCCCATGGGATTTACGAGTACCGTTGTTAACATAGTACAAAGTATCACCCAAACTAACATGAACATTATCACGAATAACTAACTCCATATGTGCTTGTCTAGGTAGATCTCGACCATTTTTATCAGTACCTCTTTTAATATAAGATTGAATGGTTTTTTTAACTTTAGATTTATTAGCTATCTCAACTAAAGGTACTTGTTTGTTGTAAATTTTTTCTAAATATTCATAATAATAATCAACAAATTCTTTTCCTTTACCGTCTAATAACATTCTAATTGCTTTAGCTAAAAACTTTTCAATGTATTTTGGGATTGTTTTACCTTTGATGGTGTTACCTGTTAATTTTACTTTACCACCTGGTTTTAAGATAGCATAATTCTTTCTTGAAAGGTTAATCGTTGCATCCATAATATCATCAATATCAAGACCCATAGCCCCAAACATATATCTTTCGTTGTATTCAGCAACATCTGCATCAATACCTGTATAAACAACATCTTTCTTTACAAAACGATGTAAACCTTTACCAACATAAGTTCTTGTGTCAGCATCTTCAGGACAAGAAAAGTTAACACCGTCAGTATCTAGTACCAGTGGAGTGTAACCCCTATCCATAAAAAATTTAATCATTAAACGAAGATATTGTCGACCTGTACAAGTAATTTGTTCACCAATATCGATATCACCCCAAGGAAAGATATATGGAGCTGAAATAGAACCAAAAGCAGAGTTATTTAAAATCTTAATTGGTAATTGCTTCTTATCGTACATGGATGATAGTTTCATATTACCTTTTGCTGCCTCTTCATTCATCAAAGCTTTATACTTATTACGAGTGTCAGACAAATATTTTAACATTGCTCGTAATGCACCTGTAATATCGCAATCAGGGAATACTTCGTGAGTTAACTGAATTGATGGGTAAAGTGACGCGTAGTCAAATTTGGCAACTTTTTTACTATAACCTAAGTGTAATAACCTAGATAAACCGCCCACAAAATCACGTTTTGGTAGTATGTCTGGTAAGGCTAAATTATTTTCATATGACCAAGACATCATTAATAATTTCCACATTGTTGCTGTACCCATTGTAATCGAACGACCAAATGTTGTTGGTACTAAAGCTGCGGTTAAGAAACCCGCTTGCGTATAAATGTCATCTACTTGTTCAGTTTCTAACAAGTCATCCGTTAAGTATTCTGTAATTAAAAATCGACCATCAACAACCTCCCATTTATCTTCATAACCCTCAACAACAACCATGTTACCTTTTTTATCCTCAGTCATTTTAGGTTCAGGTTTTACACCATCGATATCATACCACTGACCACTTGTTGGATTATAGTTATAGTTTTTATTTTCAACCCAAATTTTACCCAACTGTCCACCGTCTACATAAACACGAGTTGGTCTTTCTACTTTCGCCTCTTTCGCGATATATTTTAAACCTGCCTCTTTTAAATTAGAATTTAAAGCTTGTGCTTGTCTAACTCTGTGTAAAGTATCTAAAATATTAATACCCCACATAACCGTTTGTTCATAATTTTCTAATTCCGCACCTAATTTAAGTGAAGCTGTTTTACGTAACATTGGGATTTCTGGGTGTCTCGTTTTTATAATATTTCTAGTATTTACGGTAGTTGTTTTATCACCTCTTTTACTGATTGTAACAGACTCATTACTAATACCTAAAATTTTCATTCGACCCAAAATATAACGCCAGTCAAAGTTCTCAGAATTGTAACCTGTAATGATAGAAGCGTTACGTTCATGAAGTATATTAAAGAATTCTTTAATCATTCTACGTTCAGTTTCCTCAGACCAATTACCGTTTTCATCATAAGAATCAATAATTTTACGAAATCCACGGTTATCTTTAATTCCTATTAAGAAAATATGGCCATCTTCAGGATCTAACGAAGTGGTTTCAATATCAAATACCAATTTATGCACTTCAGTATAATCATCGAAACCTTTAAACAAACGTTTACCAGTTTGAATCATAAACTGTTCAATTGGTTGTACCATTTGAATCATGTCTTTTCTTTTCCAAGGATCTAAACCACCTTTTTTAAAAAAGTTAACTAAGTCACGGTAAGTACCCGAAGATTTAACCAAAAATTTAAAACCATCTTCAAGACGTTCATTATCGTCAGTTCTTAATTTTTCTGTAAAAATACCGTGTTTTTTGGCTTCAGAACGCATACGTTCTACATCATCACCATAGAAACCACTACCTTTAAGTGATTTTGTCCATAAAAATGGTGTAAATTTTTGGGTTTTAATCATTTTACCCTTAATCGGGTCATCAATAAATGTATAAACTCTGTTAGATTCATCTACTGACCAATCACCAGTTTGGTCTAGTTCTACAGCCACAATATATTTTTCTGAATCGCGACCTTCTAAAAACACCTTTATATCTTCAGGTGTTGCCTGTTGAATTTCTTTTTTACTCATATCTATATCTGTTTGGGACGGGGACAGCAAAACCCACTCGTTATTGTTTAGTAACTAATAAAAAATATGAAAATAAAATGAGATTGTGAAGATTAATTATTTTTAATAATTAACTCTCCTAAAACTTCTATTTGACCAACCAACCTTTGAAATTCTACTTGGCCCATATCTACGTCTTTAGATATTTTACATAACTTATCTAAAAGTTCTTTAAATTCTTTTTTACCTTCAGTAACATCAAAGTTACCTTGGCTTGCTTTTTTGTAATAAGGTAATTTTACAACAAAGTGGTGATAAGTTAACATAGCTGGACCACCTTTTTCTTTGGCATTTTTAGTGATTTTTTCTGCACCAGCCAATCTTTTTTCAGCAAAAGTTTTAAAACTTTCTTTTGTAATAATCTCTTCTTTAATTATTGATTTTATATTTAACATATGATACTGGATTTTGTGAAGCTATCTAAAACATTTACATACAAATCCTCTCTAATTGGTACTACTAAGGAGGTGTTATCATCTAAAAAGTTAATTCTAAATTCAGCCTTATAACTACCAGGTGTATTTGTGTCTTTTTCTGTAAATCTATAACCTAAATAATACTCACCATCTTCTTGACAGATTTCTTTATCAACTGGCAACAATAAACCTTGTTTATTAAAAATTTTATACTGCCCTTTATCGTTAACCATTGAAAATGTTATGGTGGCATTTTCTAAACGATTAAAAATTGTGCGGTAAAAATTTCTACCATCATTAATCACTTTTAGTTTTAATAAAGGTAAATTTGAATTTTTTCTTATAAAAAAGTTTTGTGCCATACTAATAAATATTATTATTACTAAATAAAAAATTATTTATATCCACTTTATTTGATATTTATAAAATAAAAATAAATGTCAATTATTGGTGGTGTAACAGTTTACGGTTTTATAACTCCAAGTAGTACTGGTGATACATATGCGGTTATTGATCCTATATACGGTATTGATGGCCTTAGGAATCTTGATTTATTGAGTGATTTAGATAACATTCCGAATGATAGAAGACGTGCCGGAATGATTGTCGGTATTAGTGGTGGCACAAGTTATTATAAATTAAAAACTGAACCATGGAATTATGATAATTCCGATTGGGAACTTTTTTCTTTAGGTGGTGGTAATTTTACTGGTGGTACTGTTACGGGTTATACAATTTTTACAGGTGGATTATCAGCCACAACAGTAGAAACAGACTTTTTTACTTTAAAAACTTCTGGTGATACAAATGGTTACTTCTTAATTTCAGACCCTAACGGTAACGCTTCTTGGGTACCTGAACAGAATTTAAATTTGTGGGGATTAATTATAACGGGGGTGACATGGGACGGCCAATCAAATAAATTAGATTTTTATAAAAATGATAATACTTCGATAACCCAATACATAAATTCTTTTAGTGGGTTAACTGTTAGTGATACTTTATCAGCTACAACGGTAGAAACTAATTCATTGATAACTAATTCTGTAACTTCTACTACTCTAACCACTAATTTCTTTCAACTACCTAGTACTGGTAACACTAGTGGATATCTTTTATCATCAGACTCAAACGGTAATGCTAGTTGGATTTCTGAACAAGATTTAACTCTATGGAATTTAGTTGTTACAGGTAATAAACTTTTAAACGGTGGAGCCTCATATGTTAGTGGATTAACTTTTAGTATTACACCCCTAAATTATATAATTAATAGTGTAATTTATGAAATCACAGGACAAACATTTGTTACATTAAATAGTGGTGACACTACATATGGTAGGATTGATGTTATAGTAGCTGATATAAGCGGTAATACAGGTTTTGTAGAAGGTACGCCTTCACCTAACCCAGAAAAACCAGATATAGACGAATCAACACAAGTAGAAGTTACTTTCGTATCTGTACCTGCAAATGCTTCAACACCTAATATTACCACAGAATTAATTTATAACGAAAATGATGGACCCCCTTCTGAGTGGTTATTTTCTACAAATAACCCAACAAGAATAAAAGGTAATTCTACCAACCAATTTTATAGTGGTACAAAATCAATTGAACTTAGTGGTGTTACAAGTAGTACATCTATTATAAATTTATCTTCTTCTACTCAATTTGATACTTCACAGTATTCTACATTACAATTTGCTATTAAAAATAGGATACCTAACAACACAACTAATCAGTTAAGATTTACTTTTAGAAATGTTGGTGGGGCACAAATAGGTAATTTGGTTATAATGAACGCGGCTAACACCGCCGGATACATACAATATTCAAGTACAAACACATCAACATGGCAGTTAATTTCAATTCCTTTATGGAAATTTGCATTAACAAATACAATAGTAAATTCATTACAAATACAAATAGTTAATAGTTCCACTAATCAATCTAATTTATTTTTAGATAAAATAGAGTTGGTTGAGGGTATTGTGGATGCACCACCTACAAATTCTTGGATTAATGTTAGGGGTGATACATCAACTATAATAACAGCACCAAGTCCTAATGCAACTTTAACTATTTCTGGTGGTACAAACATAGGTTCTAGGGTTATAGGTACTTCAGTTGTTTTAGATTTAGATAACAATATTAACCTTAATAATGTTAAATCTAACACAATTTCAGCAACAACTTTTAATGGTGGTTTTTTAGGTACTTCTGGAAATTGTTTTACAGACTTATTTGTTAGTAATGTTAATTCTTGTTCACCTTTACATATCCAAAACAATAGTGTTGGTGATGTTTTAATTGGTGAAAATGGTGGTGTTAATCTTGGTGTCGGCACAAGTACTCCGACATCAAAATTGGAAGTAAAAGGTTTAGACTCTTCATCATCAAACTATGGCTTAAAAGTTCAAAATAGTGGCGGTACAGATAATTTTGTTGTTAGAAATGATGGTAATGTCGGTATTAATTCTTCAAATCCAAACTATCAATTAGAGGTTTTACCTAAAGATTTAACAGGTACAACAATTGTCCACATCAAAAACTACAGTACATCACCAAATTGGGCACCAGTTGGGTTGTATGTTAGAGACGGATCTAATTATGGTGTTGACATGACAACTAGTTCTGACGGTGTTAATACGTATTTAAATATAAATTCTGGAACTTATTCTTATTTAACACACGCAGTTAATGGTTCTTCGGTGGCCGAATTAGTTACCGCCGGTAGTAATCTTTTATTATGGAGACTTCCAGACACTTTTAATTTCAGAAGAAGAACGACAAATGGTGATTGGATTAATTTTAATTCTTTAAATCAAAGAGTTTCAATTTTTAATGAAAATATTGGTGGTGTTACAATACCAGCAAGATTAGGTTTAAGGGGTGACACAGATACTTCAAGTTCATATTCTTTAGTAATTCAAAATAGTGGTGGGACTAATAACTTTGTTGTTAGAGACGATGGTAATGTTGGTGTTGGGATTTCTACACCTATATTTAGATTACATGTTCTTGGTGACTCTTTTGTTGATGGGGATGTTACTATAACTGGAAATGTTAACATTCTTGGTACTGCAACAACAATTAACACAGAAACTTTAACCGTAGCTGATAATATAATTACTTTAAATTCAAATTATAGTGGTAATACACAACCATTTTTTGGTAATTCTGGTGTTGAAGTTTTGAGAGGTTCTGGTACCACAGCTTCTTTATTATGGGAAGAACTTGATGGGTACTGGGTTGCGGGTTTATCTGGCTCTACAAAAAAGATAATTTTAGAAAATGATAGTTTATCATTATTAAACAGTGGGCACACACATCCTATTTCAGAAATTAATAACTTACAGTCTTCATTAGATTCTAAGTTTGACAAAAGTGGTGGTACTATAAGTGGTAATGTAGAAATTATTGGTTCCCTTAGTGCAACAACTTATTACGGTAATGGACAATATTTAAGTGGTATAGTTACGGATAATTTTTATGTAACTGGAGGTACCTTTAGTACTAGTGGTAGTAGTGGTACTTTAATTTTAAATCGACAAAATGGTTCTGTTATTATTACTGGATTTACTTCAAGTGATACATACGTCACAGGTTTCACCTACACAAATAATAATTTAACATTAACTAGAAATGAAGGTAAATCACCATTAACTGTTAATATTTCTACTATGACAGGTTTAACTATCAATGGGAATTTAACAGTGACAGGTAGTACTTCTGTTAGAGGTATTACTGGCACTTCTGCGTTATTTTCTGGAACAGGACAAAATATATTAACAATAATTGGATCTGGTAATAGTACCACTTCACCATTATTTACTGTACAGGGTTCATCTGGTGAATTGTTTAGTGTTACTGACTCTTTAGTTGGATCGTTATTTTCAGTTAATGATATATCTGGGTTACCGATTTTAGAAGTTTTTTCAAACAATACAATATTACAAGGAAGTTATTTAGCACCCTCACTTAATACAACAATTAGGACTTCATTAACCGCAGGTACAAATACGGTATATTCAATACCCACAAGTGCTTATACGGGAGCGTTTTTTGATTATACAGTAATTAGTTCAACAGGTGCTAGAGCAGGAAATATTATGTCAATATGGAGTGGTACCACAGTACAATACACAGATGTTAGTACAAACGATATTGGTAATACGGCTGGCGTTACATTCCTTATGTCTGTGTCAAGTGGTAATGCAATATTAAGTAGTTCCGCAACAACAACGGGGTGGACTTTAAAAACAATTGTTAGGTCGATATGAGTTATAATTTTAGTCCACGCATAGTAACTGATGGTCTTGTGTTGTATTTAGACGCGGCTAATACCAAATCATATCTTGGTTCTGGTACAATATGGACTGATTTAAGTAGAAATAATTATAATGTTAATTTAATTAATAGTCCAACATTTGATACAATTAACAATGGAATTATTAAAAGTGATGGTGTTGATAGTTACGTACAAGTTGGTACCACTTTCTCCGACTTTCAAATTCCACCCACATGGTCTTATTGTGGTTTCGTTTATTGTAATCTAACAATTACAACCATTTTAACAAGGGCGGATATTTTAGGTAAGGGCACAACTAATGGTAATTCAGGTGTAGTACTTTCTTTTAGAGGTGGTGTTTATAATGGATTGTATTTTAGATTAACAGGTTCGGCCCCCACACCCCCAAATACAGATGTAATACCTACCATAGATTATAGCTCGGTCGTTAGTAATAAATGGTCTTTTGTTTGCGTAACTAAATCAATTTATGAATATAAATTATATCTTAACGGAAACCTATTACAAACTTTAACTGACCCATATAGTAGAGACGTAAACAATAACACAAATACATTAAAATTTATGGGTGGTGACGGAGCATCTGTGGGTCAAAAAGTGTGGTTAGGTCCTCAAATTATGTATAATCGTACATTATCCGCAACAGAAATAATTCAAAACTACAACGCATTAAAATCAAGATACAATTTAAATTAAAAATTATGTCAGGAAGAATATCATATTACGGAGGTATAGTAAGAAATGGTCTAGTATTACATTTAGATGCCGGTAAAAAAGATTCTTATCCAAGAACAGGAACTTTATGGGGAGATTTAAGTGGTAATGGGAATAATGGTACTTTAACTAATTTTGGTTCTCAAACCATATGGAATGGTGATAATGGAGGTGCTATTGTTTTTGATGGGACTAATGATTATGTTTCAATACCATCTTTTAATTTTGGGTCAAACGCTTTTAGCATTTCGTATTGGTTATATAAATTAGATAGAACTTATAAATATGTTCAAGACTTAGGTGGTAATAATACCGGAGCGTTAGCCCTAGGTCCGGGTACTGGTGGACAACTTACCACGAATGCGGCTATAAATGTTTATGGTGGTAGTAAAATATTATCTATCGGTACTGAGTTAGGGAGTAGTTGGTACCCAATAAATCAGTTTTTTGAGATAACCATAACCAGAAATGGTTCTGTTTCATCACTCTATCTTAATGGTAATTTAATATATACTGACACCGCTTCAGGCACTTTTGGCGGTAATTCAACTTCTAAAATTTGCGCTTACGGAGTGGGGAGTTTTAATTTTAACGGCAGAGTATCGACCACTAAGTTTTATAATAGATTACTTACATCGTCAGAAGTTCTTCAAAACTACAATGCACTAAAAGGAAGATTTAATTTATAAAAATATGGAAAAACAATTATACGAAAACAGAAAATTTATGATATTTGATGTTAGTGAACTATCAAATATCGATTTCACTCAAGTATGTGAAACTTCAATTGACACGGTAAGAAAATCGGTTGATGAAACAAAAACATTTGTTAAATGGAATACTGAAGGAGTTCCTTCATCGGTAGATAGTTTAACAACTAAAGAAGGTCCATTTTCATACGAAGAAATATTAACAATATTATCAACTCCAGAATGGACTAACCCAGATCCAATGACATTATGAGTACAACACAAGGTGGTGGGAATATTGTAACCGATGGTTTAGTTTTGTGTTTAGACACCGCTAACATTAAATCATACCCTGGTTCTGGTCTTATTTGGTCTGATTTAAGTTCTAATTTAAAAGATTGGACTTTAAGTAGTCAACCTACCTTTAGTAATAATAATATGGGTAGTTTAGTTTTTAATGGGGAATACGCTCAGACAGATAAAAATATTTTATTAAATTTAAATAATTTTAGTAATTGGTCTATAGAAACTTGGATTTATAGAACTGGTTTAGGGACTAGTTTTAGGTCAAACATATTAGGTATAGATACAATATTTAATATAAATTCAACCGTTATGGCGGTAGCGAATGGGGGTAATTTTTTTATTGGTGGAGATGGAGGTCCTAACATGAATCCAGTGGTAAGTAGCACTTCATTGATATTATTAAATACTTGGTACCATATAGTTGTGGTGAAAAATAATAATAATGTAAAAATATATATTAATGGTGTAGAAAATACATCACAAACAAGAACTAATTTTCTTTGGAGTGATTTAGGTATAACAGCGAAAATTGGTAATAGGACTGCTGGGGATACACAATTTTTTGGTAGAATTCCTATAGTTAGAATTTATAGTAATAAATCATTATCACCATCGGAAGTATTACAAAATTATAATACACATAAAGGTAGGTATGGATTATAACATTTTATAATTACAACATATTTATATTAAATAACATTACTGGATAGGGAAAGTAATAATTATGAACGAATTCAATATAAAAAATGGATTTATATCCAACAACGATTCTATAGTAATCGGTAATTTATCAGCAACAACATTTAATGGAAACAATATAAATGTCACTACTGTTAACAGTAATGTGATAGATACTGACAGTATTAGTGCAAATACTTATTATGGGTTAACCATATCCGTACCAACAATATCAGCTTCTACTGTTTATACTACAGTAATTTCAGCAACAACAATATATTCAAGTGGGGAAGAATTAGATTCATCACCTTCATTCTTATTCAATTACTATAATTTTATATAACAAATTTTAAAAAATTTAAAAAATGCCAGCAAATACAAAACCGATTTTCATAACAACCGCAAACAAGGGTATTGTTACTGGGGTTAGATTAACTACCGCAAATACGACAAGAGATTTGTCCAATACTACAGGAGCTCAATTATTATTCTCCGCGGGGACCAATGGTAGTAGAGTAGAATCTATAGATTTTACCCATTCTTCTAGCGGACAAACACTCAGTGATAGGGTGTCTGTCGTTTCTGTTGGTAGAGTTTTTTTATGTAGTGATACTATAGGATCTAACCCAAGACTGATAAAAGAGATTGTATTACCCGCGGTAACTTCATCAGCTTCAGCAATAGGTAGTACATCAACAATATCATTCACCACACCCTTATTTTTATCACCAGGACAATGTTTATGGGTTTCTATGAGTAATAATCAAAATAGTGGTGGTTATTATGATGTAACAGTTTATGGTGGGGATTATTAAATTAATTTGAAATATAAAAAATATGACATATAAGATTTTAAACACAAAAACCATAGATGAAACTTTATTCACAGAAGTTGAGTATGATTTTGATGGTAAAATAATTGTGGTAGACATCCCTCATTTTATGCCTAAATCTTCACAAGAAGTTATTAATAACATATTGAATAGAGCGTCTACTGAGCAGATTAAAATTAACTATATCGAATCGTTACAAAATGTAATTAACGAACTTCCAATAAATCAGATACAAGATTTATAATTAAATGGCAATAAGAACCGTATCATCAACTGGAGGTAATTACAATTCAACTTCAACTTGGGTTGAGGGTGTCGTACCTACTACTGCGGACGATGTTATTTTTAGTGGAGATTCAGGTAATCTAGTAATAACTTCTGGTGCTGTAGCTAAATCAATAAATTTTGGTAGTTATAGTGGTACAGTCACTTTTGATAACACGTTAACAGTATCAAACAATATTAACTTAGGTTTAGGTAATTATATACAGTCAGGTACAAATGGTATTATAGTTACTAATACAAGTACTTTAACCAGTAATGGTGTTGTTTGGAGTAGAAAATTTACCTTTGGTGGTGTTAATTTTATCACTTTTACTTTAGCTGATAATTGGACTTTTACTGATTTAGTAACATTCCAAACAACAGGATCAGCAACCATAAATTCAAACACAATGTACGTTTCTTCAATCAATGTTGATACCATCATTCTTGGGGATAGTACTCTTGTTTTTAACGGAAATGGTACTTGGACTAATACCAGCACTTCAAAATATGTTAGAAAAAATTTAACAATAGATACAACTGGTACTTTATACATTTCGGGCACAGTTAGTCATGGTGGAGCTACCTTAAAATACGTTAAAGGTGATGTTGTTGTTACTGGATCTACTTTATATTGTTTTAACTACTCAGGTACTATTTTAGATACTAGTGGTATGACATGGAATACTGTATATGTTGGGGGTACAATAACATTAGATAGTCCTCTAAATGTTGGTGGTACTTTTACAAATTATTCTGGTATTAATGTGAATGGTTCTGATATTAACTTATATGGTGATCTACTAGTTAACGTAAACAATATTACAAATGCAGACATTTATGGTACTTCTACTGTGTTTTTTAAAGGAGGTGAAAATCAAATATGGTACGGTCTGGGTACTACTTCAGCTTTACGTAACACTCTAATTATAGATAAGTCTGGTGGTACTTTAAATGTTTCGGGCACAGTTTGTAAAGAATCAAATTCAATTATTCATTTAAACGGAAATGTGGTGACAACAGGTTCAACATTATTCACAACCCTAAACATTACTTTAGATACTTCTGGTATGACTTGGAATAACGTTACTATGAATGGTACATCTACAGTAACCTTAAATAGTGATTTTAATGTAAGTGGAAATTTATTAACTCAAACAAATCCGATAACAATTAATGGGTTGTATAATATTAATGTTGGTGGTAATTTAACGTTAAATAGTACAACAAGTGGTACTGCTAATATAGTTTTAAATGGTGTTGGGGATCAAACTTGGTCTTCTACATCATATCTAAGCAATAATTTAACTATAAATAAATCTTCTGGTAATTTAACTTTAAACGGCAGTGTTTACTATCAAACAAATACTTTAACTTATAGTGGTGGTACTATCATTACCACTGGATCAACTTTAAATGTCGGATCTTCTTCTAAATTAGTAAATTTTGGTACATTAAATTTTAATAATGTTTCTTTAATAGGTAATGGTACAATAACTACCGATAGTGATTTAAATGTTAATGGTAATTTAATCACAGCATCTATCTTAAATAGTACTTTTGGGACAAAAACATTATATGTTGATGGTAATTTAACTGTTAATGGGTCTACAAGTGGAAGTGTAGGTTTACTAATAAAAGGATCTGGTACTCAAACTTGGTCTGCTTCCGCTTTTTTAACTAATAACTTAACAATAAACAAATCAAACGGTGATTTTATTGTGAATGGAAATGTTTACTACAGTACTGGTATGTTCATTTATAATACTGGTGCAACCACATCTGTTATTACCACTGGTTCTACTCTGTGGATTAATGCAAGTACAACTTTTAATACCCCAACGATTAAATGGAATTCTGTTAATCTTTATGGTTTGACTAATATTACACTAATTAATTCAGATTTTGAATTAACAAATCTTTATGTGAATTATAATAATACAGCAACAAACACTACCATAAATTTCTTAACTACAGGGAATACGGTCTCAGTATCAAACCAACTTTATGTTGGTAAATTATTAGATTCAGCCTCAAATCCTGGTAATGTACAAACTACATTTAATTTACCAAATAATTTAATAGTAAATAATTTAAATGTTTATGTAGCTAAATGGGGTGTTTATAGTGGTGGGCTTTATTATCCTACAATAAATAATGGTACTATTACTGTCAAAAATAGTTTTAATAGTTCTCAACCAAGTTCTATTGCTTGGAGTGTTAATGGTTCGGCTTATGGTACTACTGAAATTATTATGGAAGGTAGTTCTTGGTCTCATGGCGGTGGAAACTCATTTACATATTATTTTCCAATAACTTTTAACAATAGTGGTTCTACTTCAATAAACTTTACCTCTAATCAGAAAATTTTTTACTATTCTGGTAAATTAAAAAATACTGGTACTGGAAATATACTAACAACAGTACCTTTTTATACTATCTCATCTATACTAGATTTAAATACCTTGGATTTAGGTGATCTATATGTGGTGGGTAACACTACATTACAAAGTGATTTAAATATCACAAATCTTTACACAACATCGACCGCAGTAGTTTTTAGTGGTACAAATAATATAAATGTTACTGGTAATTTAACTATTGGTACAACAACAAGTGGATTATCGACACCAATATATTTAAATGGTAGTGGTAATCAAACTTGGTCACATTCTTCATCAGTTTACTTATATAATGATTTAATCATAAACAAATCTACTGGTAGTACTTTAACTATAGGGTCAAATGTTTACTATAGGAATGGTACTTTAACATATACTTCAGGTGTAGTTGATACTACGACCTATTTAAGTACTTTAAACATAAATTCTAGTTGTAATTTAAATACTAACCCAATAACTTGGTATGATTTAAATACCAGTTTTAGTGGGACAATAAATTTATTAAGCGATTTGACTTGGAGTAACTTATGGTCGGTTACTACTGGAGCACCAGCGTTTTCTGGTTTAGGTTCATTTACACCGACTCCAACATCTAAAATAAGTTTTACTAATACATCGAATGTGACAACTCCTGGTAGTATTACTGGTTATACTTTTTCTGATATAACAATGACATCTTCTAATCCAACAATTTTAACTGGTGATTTAAGTTGTAGTAATCTATTAACTTTAGGTGGTGTTGTTAATGGGTCAAGTGGTAACACAAAAAATATTAACGTTACTGGTAATTTATTAATTAGTAACACCAGTAGTGGAAGTGTCAATATATTAATAAATGGGTCTGGTGATCAAACTTGGACGCATTCTTCCTCAGTTTATTTAAGTAATAATATTACTATCAATAAACTTAGTGGTATATTAACCTTTGGTACTAATATATATTATGGTTCTGGTACATTTTTAAATTTAAATGATAATATTAATGTTAATGGTAATGGTTTATTTGTCAATGGTTCACCAATACTTAATATCCCACAAATATCTTGGGGTAGTATTTATATAGGATCTTCTAATGTTACTTTACAAAATCCTATAAATACTTACGGTATTTTAACAATACCCCAAATAGCTTCAACTATAAATATTAATGGTGGTTATGACATTTTTTGTGACACTATGAGGTTTGCATTTTCAACTAGTGCATACTTTATTAATAATTTTTCAAATTCAAACATATACACAAACAATTTACTTTTGGAGGGTGCTTCTACTGGGGCGGCTATCGCGATAAACAATTCAAAAATATATGTAAATAGAAATTTAACTGTCACTGGTGGTGTTGGTCACTCTGGACATTATTTCGGAACTGCCGAGATAATTATGGTTGGAGCTGGGACAATTACCACGACATCCGCAATAACTAATAAAATAATTATAGACACTTCTGGCACTATAACTTTCCCCACAATTTTTTATTTTGGATCACAAAATGCTGTCGGGTCTTCTGGTTCGTCACTAATATATAATAGGGGTAAAGTTATTGCTAAAAATTCTACATTATCATTACAAATTGCCGCAACTTCTACATATAATTTAATGAATATGGATAATATTGTTTGGAAATCTGTTTTTATTAGGTCTGGTATGAATATAACTATGAACGAATTTTTTTGTGGTTCTTCAGACACTATAACACAAATAAGACCAACAACTACTTCTAATTATACTATAACTTTTTTAGACGAAAAAGAAAAATTCACAAAATTTGTTAATATTACGAGAGCAACTACACCAATAAAAAATCAATTAACTGTTTTAACGAATAAAGGGAATGGTGGTAACAATATTGGTATTAAATTCTATCCAAATCAACTATCAAATGGGTTGTCAAAAAATAACCCTTCAGTCATAGAATCAATATATGGTACAAGTGGTTTATTGGAAGACCCTACTTTAAGTTAACTACACAACCAAACATTAATGTTACCGTTAATGTAATTAAAAGTTCTGTAAACAACGTAATTTATATCATAACCATCAACGTCTGTTACGGTTATAACTGATTGTGTAATCATAGGTATGTTAAACCCACTACAAGAAGTTGTACTGTTAACAAAATCACTAGGCTGTGCTTGGTCCACAGGTATTAATATATAACCATAACCGCCACCTGCCGGTATTGTTATACCATAGTTATTATTAACACTTGTGATTATTTGTGTTAATAAAGAATTTACACCTATAACATCGATAGTTGGGTTTATATATTTTCCGTAATAAACTCTAGGTTTATATTTTGGTTTAACAACCGTACCACATTTTGTACACATACTATAATTTGGTTGAACTGTTAGGGCTCCGCCGAAAGTGTCAGGTCTACAATATCTATTACAATCTACAAAAAAATTATTTCTAATTTCTAAGACATTAAGTGGTTTTTCATAAAACCTTAATTGTGATAATTCACCCTCAAAATTACCGGCAAAATTTTGTTCTATTAATAAATTTCTATCATTATAATCAGGACCGTTAAATGTTTGACTTTCCGCTAGACCTTGTGTCCCACCACCCCAGCTTATATTAAATGGGACACCGATTTGTTTATCACTCCACTCATTAAGAGCTCTTAGTTGTAACCCTATGAAGTCTTCAACTCTATATTTAACTAACCCGTTAATCCAAAACTTTAAAACACCAGAAGGTAAAGTATTTTTAAAACCCCCAGGTGTATAAGTAACAGTTATATGAGTCCACGTATTACCAGTCGGTATAACATATTGTTCCGAGTAACCTTCTTCCATCACAGTTCCAGTTACCCTAAATTTATTGTTATAACAATCACCAGTTACAGTTAATTTTCTATAACCAATCCTACCGTCATTAGTTATTCTAAACCCTAAAGCGTTTTCAGATAATTGGTCACAATAAGAATAACTCATACCTGTAACCACAGTAGTTTCAGTAACACCAGAACAATTACTACAACAACCAACAGTGTTTGATCCTAAATCAAACCAATTTTGGCCTCCTGTAATAATGTTTTTATCAGTATAGTCATTTGTTTGGCACGTATTGTGACAAGGGCATATACAACCTATTTTAGAACTTTTAGTAAACCAACTTTGTCCACTATTAGGTTCAACAATTTTCTCGTCATATAACAATGTCTCGTTTAAAGATAACGGTATACCTGTTGTAGTAGTTAAACCGGTTTCACCTGAAAAATTATTCCAAAATTTATTTTCAGATCTAGTACCGATATAAAAAAAGAAGTTACTGTTATTAGGGTACACATTATTTAATGTTAAACCCGTGGATCCTGTTAAACAAAATTGATTGTCCCAATTAATCCATGTTTCCATCGTCCAACCATCTTCGTAAGAGGTTGGCATTATTTGCCAATTTTCTGTTACACCCGATAAATAAGTTAATGTGTAACCAGTTGTACCACAGTTGTCATCGGTTAATCTTTTAACAGGTGTGGGTTTATCCCTATCTAATTTAAAAAATCCTTGGTAGAAACCACCATTTAAACAAATAGTATCACCAACAGTACAATCACCTATCGTATTATTTTCATGAAATGCCCAATTATAAGTATATAAACCATTTGTAACCGTACATCCAGAATTAAAATTATAATTTACGGTAATACCTGTAACTGGGTATAAAATTAATTTAGTATCAGCTGAAGTTATAACTAAACTTTCACCTGACAGACAATACACCCTACCGTTGTCGACACCCGTTAAACCCCAATCGTTTAAAGTAAACCCAGTTGAAGGTGTTATTGTAGTAGCAGTCCATTCGATTAATGAACTTAAATAACTACCATCTATTGTTGTATCATCGTTGTTTATATCAAACCATGTTACTAATTTGTCGGTAATAATACCATAACTATCCGATTCTTTACAAGTTGTGATATATGGTAATAAATCACCGTTTTTATCGGCTATTAGGTTAAAATCCCAATATTCGTTATAAACTAAGTTTATACCCTCAAAACTTTTAAAATAGTAATTGTTTTTTATATCCATTTTACCAACTATAATCTAAATTAACTCTCCCCCAACCGTTATTTGTTTTTACATATAAATAATTATTATCCCATGTAACAGAACCAATATCCCCAACAGTATCACCGCTTGTTGTTGGTACGGAGTTTGATTTTTTAATTATTAAATCTGGAACATAAACCGTATTGGAAGTTGTTGCGGTTATACCTTCACCACCTAATACGACAACATTTTTTAAATTGTTGGTGATTGTATTACCACTACCACCAATTAAAGATGAATTAGTGGTACCACTATATACTGAATTATCACTACCACCACCAAATAACACATTTTTAATTGAGCTGTAAGTTGACGTGTCGTATGCTCTAGATCTTGGGGTTGATATAAAAACTGGGTAAAAATCATAACCAACCACCCCATAGATGTTGGTTCCGGTACCCAAACCAGTACCCATAACACCTGACGGTAATCCTACTTGGGAGGCGTTGGGTTTACCTAAAATAATTTCAGACTGTAATGTACCACCGGTTAAATTACCACCGGTTAAACTACCCGCACTACTGTTAGATCTAACACTAAAAATTGAACCTCCTGTACTTAAAATATCTTGAATACCTATTTCTAAGCCGTAAGAATCTAATTGATTTAATGATTTATTATTAGTGGATAAAAATATTTGATTAGGTGCTATAAATGTGGCTCCACCACCAGCGAGTTGTAAATATTGGTTGGTCCCTGATTGTAGTTTAACACCATTATAGTCACTACCCATTGATAAAAAAGTGTCTAATCCACTATATTTTGTATATAATTTTATGTTATCATTAGTAGATGAGATGTCAAAATAATTATTGGTTGAATTTCCTGAGATTGTGTCATGTAATAAAATAGGTGAACAACCGTATAAATTATGTACATATAAATCGGTAATACAACTTGCGGACGTGTTACCAGTAAACTGTACTATTGTTGTACCACCACTTCCACCCGGTATTTGCCAAGATACATTACCATCTGAATCCAAAGCGGTTAAAACATAACCAGCTGTAGCTCCTGATGTTATTTGTAAGTTTGTTGTTATAGTTTTACCTGAAACATTAACCACACCATAACCAATACCTAAATCAGTTACAGATAATAAATTACTTCTAGAAGAACTTGAGCTACCGTTACCTATTACAAATAAACTTGTGAGACCTGTAACATTAAATTTACCAAAAACTGACTGGTTATCTATATCACTTATAAGACCTTGACCCATGGCAAAAGAGTAGTCACCAATTGAATGTGTTTGATTACCGCCAGCGTAAGAATAGTCACCAGATGCTACAGTAAAATATCCTTGACTGTGTGAACCAGACCCAATAGCTCTAGTATTATTACCTTCAGCATGAGATCCAGTACCCATAGCATAATTCCCAAATCCTTCAGCATGAGATACATAACCAAGAGAAGTTGATGTCCCTTCCGCATGGGAACTAATACCTAGTGCTTTCGATTCATTTTCAGCGTGGGAATAATCACCTAAAACATTATTAGCGTAAGTACTATTTAAAAAATATAAATCAGCGACATAAGGATAAAAACCACTTATATTCTCGGTTAAATATAATTCGGTACTGGTACCAGTATAAACTACCGCATTATAAGTTACAACTATATTACCTAGTACACAATTATCTGTTAAAAATAAATTAGGAAATTCGGTTGTTACGTCACCATAAGAAGAATCTAAAGTTACAATTCCGTTAGTCACATCAATTACTGAAAAACCTTTCCAACCAGATATTGTATCAAAACCCTCAGCATGTGACGAATTACCTATTGCAACAGTAAAATAACCTTCTGAATGTGAAATGTCACCAAAAGCTGAGGTAAAACTACCTTCTGCATGTGAACCATTACCACTAGCTATAGTATTACCGCCTTCCGCATGTGAAATATAACCTATCGCACTTGTTTGTCTACCTTCTGAATGTGAATAATCACCATCAGCCTTTGTTAAATAACCTTCCGCATGTGACGTATCACCAGTTGCGATTGTTTGCCTACCTTCCGCATGTGACCCTTGTCCTATTGCTTGTGCACTTTGGCCTTCAGCGTGTGAAAAACTACCTTGAGCTATCGTACTATCACCCTCAGCATGTGACGAATCTCCTATCGCCATTGATATATAACCTTCTGAGTGTGAAAAATTACCTTCCGCTTTTGTTAAATAACCAAAAGAAGTACTGTACTGTGTTATCGCACTACTTCCATTGTATTGTATTTGATCCCATATTGTTATGGGTGAACACCCGTGAATATTTGTAACATATAAATCAGTAATACAAGAACCTGTACCACCTGTAAATGTACTACTAACGGGAGTAATCCAAGTCACAGTACCACCAGAATCTAAAGAACCTAAATAATAACCTGTTATATCGACAGTTGTAGTACCTGTCGATCCACTTATATATAAAACAGGTGGTTCTACTTTTAAACCTGATATATTACCATAATTAAGGTACCCTGAAAGTCCCGCAACAGTATATAAAGTACTAGCTGTTGTGGTACCAGTAAAATCCAAAATAGGTCCAAATATATTAATTTGTCCTGTTTGATTTATATTTGTATTACCTGATAATGTAATTGAAGTAGCACTGTACTGTACAATCTGTCTATCTTCAAAATTGGGTCTTGTATAAAAAGGCATATTATATAACTGTTATTCCTAAAGGCCTGTATTGTAATGCTTTATTTAACTGTTCAGCTTCAGTAGCTTTACGTGTTAACATATTATCAGGACGTAATCTTTCTAATCTTTGATTCAACCTTTCTAATAAAGTCGTTCTATCCTCTCTTGATTCACTTAATAGTGATTCATAATCCATTGTTACTTCTGCATCGGTAACACCAAGTGAACCACCAAATTTACCTCTAACACGACCAAGGGTTTCTTTACATAAAGCCGTAAACCAATCTCTAACCCATTGTTTTGATGGTGTATTTAACTCAGTAAAATTTACAACATCCACTGGAACGTCAGAAGGTAATTTCACAATGTCTTTGTTTGCGTTTAAACATCTTTGTCTGTCTTCATCAGAAGTGGTTTCGTAATACCAATACCAAACTCTAGCACCACCCACGTTTATTGTTTGACCGCCAGCAAACCCACTCCTACCAAAAGATAATCTACTACCTGGTGGTGGTGATAAGTGTAATAATCTAGTACCGCTAGGTCCCGCTGTTAACCAATAAATTAATTCTGAACTAACAAGTCTTTGTTTTAAATTGTAATCCGCATTTCTTAAAACAATATCATATGCCGGAGCTAAATAAAATCCGCCATAACCAAACCCACCACCTGCGGCACCATAAGGTAATTGAGAGATACCTCCACCAAAACCATAATCACCAAAACCATAATTTGAATATAATGCATAATCCACTGTTGGTGGTTGAAAGTATAGCACTTCATTGATTTCACGTCCCGCCGGAATTGAATACACTTGTCTACCATTTTCTAATGTGACGTAATCCTGTTTTAATTCCCAAGGACCTCTTGCTTGTAAACCAACTATTTTTGAGTAAGCATAAGTAAAAGAATCTTCATATCCTTGTGATTTAGTTGTTAAGGCTTTAGCCAAATCTGTTGTATCTAAATTAATACCATCTAATGATGACCATTGAGCCTCAATTAGCCATTCATTAATATATGAAGAATGATCTTCAACAGCTATCTCTAATAAGGTACACATTTGTTCATCAGATAATTCTATCTTCCTTAAAGGAGCGCCTAATCTATGTCTAACTTGACGAAATAATTTTTGTTTTTCCGCTTCTTCTATTATTAGAGCCATCGTTGCTTTATTTCATAAATATCAACAATAGAGATAATAGTAACTAAGATTTATTTTTTTAATAAAGAAGTTAATAAATCTTCCATTATATCTATGGATTCTAATTTTTCACCCATAACTGTAGATATAATTTCTTTTTTCTTTTGTAACGTTTCGTAAATTTTTTCTTCGATAGTATCGTTAAAAATAGGGTAATAGATATTAACTGTTTTATCTTGGCCTATACGATAATTTCTATCCTCTGCTTGTTGGTGATTTGCCGGAACAAAATCTAAATCATGAAATATCGTAGTATCAGAAGCGGTTAATGTAATAGCAGAACCAGCCGAAATAATATTACCGATAAAAACTCTGATTTTTGGGTTATTTTGGAATTCGTCGATAGATTTTTGTTTTTCTTTATCAGACATTTCACCATTATGACAAACAGCTAGTTCACCAAATTCTTTTTTAAGTTCTTTTAATGAATCCGTAAAAACAGTGAAAATGATAATTTTTTTATCATCAGATTGTTCTAAAAAATTGTGAACCATATCCACGGTCATTGAAACTTTTTCTTTTGAAAGAAATTTCCTAAGAACACCCATTTCAACCATTTGTCTACCTGCACCTAGTTTTTTACCCTCAACCTCTAACCAAAATAAATAATCATCAAAAGCCTCTTTATAACCTTTACGATTTTCTAAATCTAAATAAAATGGTGAAATAATTTTTGGGGGTAAATCTAAATGATCTTCTTTTTTTCGACGAAGAATATAATTTTTAGTTTTTTGGTGTAGTTCTTCTAAATTAGAGGCCCCATCAGTCAACCAAATTCTTTTTACCTTACCTGATTTAAGTTTCTTATTAAAAGATTTTGCTGCACAATATCGATAAGCAAAGTGTTGAAAGTTGTCTGCTACAGGAATTTTACATACCTTTAATAAGTTATAATAATCCATTGGTCTATTAGCAATAGGTGTACCTGTTAACAACCAAATTTTTTCAATATTTTCGGAAATTTGTGAAACAACTTTACCACGAATAGAACCTTTGTTTTTAATCATATGTGCTTCATCGACAATTAATAAATCAAAATTTTCTTCATTAATATAACTTTTAGGTTCGGTTTTTTTTCGTTTATCTTCTATTTCATGAAATCTATTAAGAATATCGTAATTAATAATGGTGAAAAACTTAGGTTGCCAAAAACCGGATTTTACTATTGTTACATATTCTTCATCAATGTATTCTGTAATTTCACGGAACCAATTAATCTTTGCGTTAGCGGGACAAATAACTAATATTTTTTCTGCACCTGACAATAAAGCTGCCGCAATAGCGGATTTAGTTTTACCAAGACCCATATCATCTGATAAAATAGATTTATCTTTTTTTAATAAAAATTTAACAGCGTTTTCTTGGTGCGGGAACAAACTTCTTTTTTTCTTATTAATCTTATTAACCGAGTCAAAATTTACTTCTAAATCTTCATAAGGTTCATAAAACATGTCTGTTAGGATTTGTGTCTTACCAATATGAAATAGCACAGATTCTTTTTGATTTTTATATAACTTACCTTTGACATGGTAGGATTTATCGTTTTCAGATAACAATTGTTCGACAAAAACCTTTTCTGGTATATTTTTTAAATTGTATTTTTCTTTAAACTGTTCTCCCTGAAAAGAGGTTATTTCTACTATTTTATTTATTGTTGTCGGTTCAATATTATAATTGTCTTCTATGTACTGTATTTGATTTGGTGTTAAAACAAAAAAGCCCTCATCCTCTAATTTTTTTTTCATTTTAAGGATGTGATCATTTGATCCTTTGTAATTACGGATTTTTTCTAAACTTGTTCTACTTTTTAATTTGGTTAAATCTACCATGGTCAAATAAATATAAACTTTGACTGTGGAAAATAAATAAAATAGGTAATTAGTAAATATTTATTAATAAAATTATAGATTCGATATGGGTAAAAAGAAATGGCCAATAAACCGTCTTGGTAAATTTTATGACGAGGTAGATTTTGGTATTGAGAAAGAGATGTCTCGTGAATACGTAGAAGGTGATTTAAATTTTGTTGTCGTTCTTTTTCAAATTGATAGGAAAGAAACTCAGGTAGATGATGTATATGGTGAGGCTAAATCAGGTGAAATTAGATTTAAAGCACCCAAGGAATTAAGAGTAAAATTGGCTCTAGATGCCGCAGAAAATAAATCTTACTCTGGGGGTATGAATAGGATTTTAGATTACGGTCAACTAACATTTCATGTATTTCAGGATCAATTAGAAGAATTAGGTTGTGATATATCATACGGTGATTACATTGGTTATGCTGATAGAGAAGATAATATAAAATATTTTACTGTAACAAATGACGGTAGAATATTTTCAGATAACGCACACACAAGAATTGGTTATAAAGGTTATTATAGAACAATAACTTGTGTAACTGCTGATGCCAATGAATTTTTACCTAATTATTAAAGTATAAATGGCTTTACCTAAAAAAATAAAAAAAAATATAAATTTATTAACAGCAAAACCTGTTATAAATCCTCTAACCGGTGAAGGGCCTGAATATCACGATTTAAACCCTGCTAATTTACCTAGAGGTATTGATTTCGCTGATTTAGATAACGGTTTTGTTGATTGGGTTAAAAAAGACTTAAATGTTGTAATTGAAGGTGATTTGGTTCCTGTGTCATTTTTAACGGCTCAGAGGTGGTCGGAATTTACTAGAACTTGGCAAAATTCTGATAAATACAAAAATATAAAAATACCTTTCATATCGGTTGTTAGAAAACCAGATGTACAACCAGGTACAAACCCACAAGATTTTAATATTCCATTAAAAGATTATAGAATACCTGTTTCAGTGATACCTACATGGGACGGTAATAAAAAAGGCGCTAATGTTTATTTAATACCGCAACCAGTAGGTGTTGATTTAACTTATACCATAAGATTTTTCACGTATAGAATGAATGAATTAAATGTCTTAAACCAAAAAGTTTTAACTACATTCGCTTCGGCTCAATCATATGTTAATATAAAGGGACATTATTTCCCTATAATGTTAGAAGGTATTAGTGATGAGTCTACTGTTGATGATTTGGAGGGTAAAAGATAGTATGTTCAAACTTATGAGTTAAAAATGATGGCTTACACATTAGATGAGGATAAATTTGAAATTAGACCAGGTTTGGAAAGAGCGATTCTCTCATACGAGGTTGAGGATAAAAGACCGAAAGTTGTAACTAAATTTATTAAAGATGAAAGTCAAAACGATAAAACTATAAATTTAATTATACAATTTTTAGTCGGTTCCCCAACAACGGTGAGTTTTGTGGCCGATTCTTTAGCCAATTTCACATCAATAGATACTAGTAACATTTCTAATATCACAATTTATGTAAACAGTGTACCGGTGACTTTACCTTTTTACGTAACAGTTGATGATGTTATCGGTATAAGTATAGTCAGAAATAATTCTTCAGAAATATCAGAAATAATACTTAGAGGAACAATACCATTATGATGAATATGTCCAACTTTTGTAGTAATGGGGACATTACTAAAATTTATGTAATTGAGCCGGCTACCAATGGTATTGTATCAAATTTAACAGCCGATACTATAACCGTTAATGGTGACATATATAATTGTGGTACTGGTTCTACAATAGTTAACACAATTGAAGCTTGTGACGATGTAATTACAATCGCTTCAGATATAGTACCACCGTCTGATGGTTTAATATCTTTGGGTAGACCTATTAGAAGATTTAGGGAGGTTAATACAGTTAGTGGTATGACAAGCATATGGGCAGCTTCAACAAGAGTTGTTACACCGGAAGTTAGTTTAGGTTATGACTCACAAGGTGAATTAAGAATTTTAACAGCTAATAGTTCTTTATTACAAAATGATAACTTATTAGGTGGCACATATTAAATAACTACATATTTATAAAATAAAAAATGGCAAATAGGCAAACAACTCACATATTAAAAAATTCGGATATTGTAAATAGACCGTTACCCACCTCTTTATTAAAAGGTGAACCTATTATTAATACTGCGGATGGTATTATGTACTTTTCAGGTGTTACTCAAAGCACTAATGAATGGACACCTGCTGGTACAGGATCAACAGCAAGCTTTTTTGAAGTGGGTTCTAACCTTTATGACTTAAGATTAAGAAACCAAATCACCCAATATCAGGGTCAAACCTCTGGTTTAGCCGGTAAATTTCTTTCTGGTACTACTACTGGTTTTGTTTTAGCCAATATCTCCGATATCACTAATGGTACTAACACTTATGTTACTGGTGGTACATGGGTCGCTAATACTTTAACTTTAGGTCTAAGTGATGGTAGCACCGCTTCCCCAATAACCATAGATAATTTTAATAACTTATCTTTATATGGTACGACAAATGTTAATGGTGATTTAACTGTTACCGGCACATCGTCTTTACAAACTGTAACTTCTACAAACATTAATGTTAATAATGTGTATGTAGGTGGTAATCTAACAGCAAATACGGCTAATATTAGTACATTAAATAGTACCGATTTATTTGTGACTGGTACCGAAATAGTTAATAATTTAACAATAACTGGTACTGGGTTATATAACACAACTCCTTCTGGAAGTAACCCAAATGAGATAATTAATTATGGTTACTTAACTGGTTTTGTACAAACAGCAGATGTTTATGTTACGGGTAGTAGTTTAACACAAGCGACAAATAATACTGACACTCAAACATCGCAACTTTTATATCACGGAAATCCTATAGGTGGTCCTTACAGTATTGTAACTGAAAATACTTTTACAACTGGTGGTACGTATGATAATACTACTAAAAATATTACATTCACCAAAAATGATGGTACAACATACCCTGTAGACTTAAGTTCTATTGATGTAAACGATACATATGTGACTGGTGGTACTTCTACCGGTTCTAGTAATTCATCACCTGACGCTACAATTAGTTTAGAGTATAATCAAGACATACCTAATGGTACTTACAGCTTAAATTATAAAGATACATTTGTAACTGGCGGTACTTACTCAAGCGGTACTATTTCTTTTTCTTATAATGATAATACTAAACCAGGATTTACTGTAACTGGTATTGATGGTACAGATACGTATGTAACTGGTTTTACTTACAATCCTTTAAATAATACAATAACACTTTCACAAAATGAAGGTGAACCTGATTTATTTGTAACTATCTCATCAATGAGTGGGTTAACTATTAATGGTAATTTAACTGTTACTGGTAACACTTCATTAGGTCCTACCACTGCAACGACTATTGATGCAGGTATAATTTATAGTGGTGGTACAAATTTATTAACTATAATTGATAATAACGATACGTTTGTAACTGGGTTTACTTATAACCCAACAAATAATAGTTTAACCATTTCAAGAAATCAGGGTGAACCAGATTTAGTTCAATATATCAATTCATTCTCAGGTTTATCAGTTACAAATTTAACATCTGGTCAAGTTGTTTATGTAGGTCCAAGTGGTGAACTTAAAACCGAATCTGGTTTTGAATATAACGAATCTACAGATTTATTAACTATTGGTAATCTAATAGTTAACAACCCATCAGGTAGTACAGCAATAATAGGTCAAGGAGGTTTAATAATCGGTAGTGGTGGTAGTACCGCCAACCCTGGTATTGGTGATTTAATTGTTCACGGTAATTTTACCGTTTATGGTACTGGTACAACAATTACCACTAATGAACTTTACATAGAAGACCCAACAATAACTTTAAATTACAATCCTAGTGGTAGTAGTACAACAACTTCTATTGGTTCAGGTATTGTAATCCAAGATGGTTCTGGAATAGCTGGTACCGACTCAACTTTACAAATTGGTCAGTTGTTTGGTAATACAAACATAAATTCAAATACCGAATACACTGCTTTAACAGGTAACGCCAATAGAGGTTTATTTACCCAATTAAATGATATTTTAATTAGAAACACAAATGGAAATTCGGGAGCTCCTGATGGTAAAAGGGTGTTAGCGGAAGACGATATCCTTGATGGCGGTATTTATTAAAAAGACCAAATATTTTTACAAATAAAAATATCCCCAATCAAAAGGTTGGGGATATTTATTTTATAGGTTATATAACCTAATAATTTCACCCTACATAGGGATTTTTTGTAAGTCATAGATATGGCAAATCGTAATAATACGTTTTTATTAAAACGTTCAAATGTTGTTGATAAAGTACCATTACTTTCAGGACTAACTCTTGGTGAGTTGGCGTTAAACACTGCTGACGCCAAATTATATACTCTTTATACTGGAGGGTTAACTGGTGCTACTGAAGTACGTCAAATTGGTTGGGATAGAATCAATCGTACTGGTGATACAATTAATGGTAATTTTAATTTTTTTGGTGATGTCACAATTAGTGGTTCATCTTTACCTAACGGATATACTTTAAGTGTTACTGGTGATACTAATTTTATTGGTGATGTCTATGTTCAAGGTGATTTAACATATGAAGGTAATTTATTGGTTACTGGTAGTACAATAATACAAAATGGTTTAACTGCTAATACCATTTATACCGATTATATAGATTTTAATGTAAATGCTACTGTACCACAATCTGAGGGTCGTATTAGTTGGGACTCAGGTACTGGTACTTTAAATATTGCTGCTGGTGATACAACGACGGGTTTTATTGATTTACAAGTAGGTCAAGAAGAAATTGTCAGGGTTTACAACGCTGAAACAACTACACTACAAAAAGGTGAAATTGTTTATGTTTCAGGTTCACAAGGAAATAGACCTTCAGTTAAAAGAGCTTCCGCAGTTAGTGACGGATATTCTGTCACAACTTTGGGTATGGTTGATTTGGCAATACCTTCTGGTTCGGAAGGTTATGTCACCACTTTTGGTGTCATAAGTAATTTAAACACTTTAGGTTTAACCGGTGGTACACCTGTTTGGTTATCACCAACAACACCTGGAGCTTATACTTCAACAAAACCTATCGCACCACAACATACTGTTTTAATTGGTTACGTTGTTAGAGTTGATGCAACCGTAGGTTCAATATTTGTCAATATTAGTAACGGTTGGGAGTTGGATGAAATTCATGACGTTAGAATTAGTGGGGCAACTACTGGTGATTTATTAATGAGAGGTTCTTATAACGGAACCCCTGTTTGGGTTAATACAAAAAGTTTGTTAGGTGATTATACAATATCTGGTAACACATCTTATTTTGGTGATTTAAATGTAGTGGGTAATATGGTAGTTCAGTCTAATATTACCGCAGACACATATAGTATATCGTCAACACCTACCGAAAATAATAGTTTAACACAAATATTAGGTAGGAATGAGTTAACAGGAAATGTTGAGTATAGACAAATAAATACAATTGGTAATAATTATACTTATGTTTCAGGTTCTAGTTATTCAGCGACAACAACAGATAATGTTTTAGGTGTCGATTCGTCAATATCTGCAACAACAATATACTTACCAGATTCAATTTTAAGCGGTAGGTTAAAATATGATATAAAAGATATTGGTTTAAATTCTTTTAATAATAACATAACTATAGTATCTTCTGGTTTGGACACTATTATTTCCACAGAAAATTCTAACACAGTTGTACTACAATCCAATGGTGGTGCGTTAATAATTTTTAATACAGGTAACGGAATATGGTTACAAATGTAATAAGGAATATATTTATAGAATAAAAAAATGGCGTTTTTACCTGATAAAACATTTTTAGAGGAAACAATTTGTAACAATTACAATTTAAGTAATGGTGTTAGTGCTTTTACTAGTTCAGATGTATCTAAATACATAACACTATCTATACAAGTTTGTTATACAAATATACAAGGCAATAATGAATTTGTTTTAGAACAAAGTAACGATTCCACCAATTGGGCCGATTTAAGTCAAAATTATACTTTACCTGTTGGTTCAGGTAATTTTATTATTGATAAAGGGACTTTTAGTGGTAAACACATTAGATTAAATTTAAAAGTCGCTAGTCGTGGGTTAATAACTATTAAATTATTAGCTAAAAGATAAATAACAAATATTTATTACTAAATGGGTATGTTATTACAAAATAAACAAATATTAAGTTTGGATTCTTTAACGGAAAAGTTAACAGAAATAAATAATGTTTTGTTAACCCAAAATAACCAAATAATAGATATGTCAACTCAAACTCAAAAAATAATACATCAATTAAGAATAAATAATATGTATAAAGCACATGAAAATGATTTCATAATTGATGATAACATTTTTGAAAATGATGAAATAGATTAATATAAAATATGGCAACAATTATAGAAGACGGAACAGGAAAAGGTTTTGCAACCAAAGTAGATAGTACCAATAGACTTGAAGTTAGGGGTGTTGTTGAAGACAGTCAAATTGAGGGAGCTATTAATGGTGATACTTACGTCATTGGTACTCCTTTCTTAACCCAAACTAGTGACACTGCAAATGGTGTTTTATACTTTAAATTTGAGGAGGATGTTTCTTTATTTTCAAAATCTTTTTCTTCACAAGCTAGATGGGCATCGGGTGCAACATTCCAAAATTATTTAGTGAATGTTTATCAAAATGTTAACGAATCTTCTTTAACTGGAACTTGGGTAGATTTTAATCCTCTAAACACCAATTTTGGTAGTTCCAATAGTTTGGATGGTACGTTTAAGTATGGTTCGCCCACAGGTGCTGGTGGATTTACAGGTTTAACCCCTACATTTCAATTAGCTTTTCCAGTTAACGTGTACAACCAAGTTTCGGCGAATTTAGTATTCCCTAAAGGTGTTAGTATTTTGTTAGCAATAACACCACCATCAGGTAATGTACAAATGCCAGTTAGTTTTAGTCTAACTGTAACTAAATTAACTAATATTTAAAACATATGGCAACTACAATACAAGACGGAACAGGTACAAAATATAAGGTTAAAATTGATTCTGAAAATAGGTTATATGTTAAATCTATTACTGAATCGGAATTTGACCATGCAACATCAAAAGGTGAAGCTTACAATATTAACACAGAATTTATAACCGTAACTGGTTCATCAGAAACACCACTTTTATACTTAAAAAATAACGAAGAAAAAGATTTAATATTATCCGCTTGGTTTATTGGCACGGATAATAGTTCTGGAACCGCAACAAGATTAAGTTTGATGAGGGTTTACTCAAATCCAACAACAGGGACAATAATTAGTTCTGGTACAGATTTAACACCTGTAAACAGATTGATAGGTTCTTCAAATGAATTAAATGTTGGTGTTAAAAAGGGTGGTGACGGATTTACTGTTTCAGGTTATAACAACACTCCAGTGTTATATCAAACACAAGGTACTGCTCAACGAAATTTTGGAACTGTTCAAATTATATTGAAAAAAGGTTCGTCAGTTGTGGTAACTTATCAACAATACGGATTAACCTCAAACGAAATTTATACAGGATTTCAAGTTTATTTAAGTGATATAATTTTATAAAAAACTAAAAATATAAAAAATGGGTTTTCAAATACAAGACGGAACAGGAACTAGTAGAAAAGCAAAAGTAACAGAACTTAATAGAATACTTGTTGATAGTATTACCGAAGAAAGAGCGGTGTATAATTCAATAGAAGTAGGTAATACTTTTGTTATTTCAACCAACTTTCTTTCTCTTACTGGTGTTACTGGACAAGAAAACGGTGTTTTATACATTAAAAATAATTCGGATAAAAAAATGTTGATTCATCACATAAAGTTATGGTCAGGAACCGCAAGTCAATTTACCAAAATCAATATGTATAAAAACCCTACAACAGGAACATTAATTTCTTCAGCAATTGCTGCGGACGTTCAAAACATTAATTTTGGTAGTTCAAATGATTATGAGGGATTAGCGTATCAAGGAAATGGTACTTTCTTAACCGTTACAAACGGAAATGTTTTTGGTAGACATTACTTGGGTGTTGGGAATCAACAAATGTTAATGTTTATGTGGAATGGAGCGGTCACGTTAGATAAGGGAAGTTCATTAGCAGTAACGTGTGAACCACCTAATGGTGTTACATTTAATTTAACTTGTGAAATGGAAGTTTACTTTGAATAATAAATTATTAAAATAAAATAAAATGGGATTTGAAATAACAGATGGTACTGGTGGCGGTTTTGGTGTTAAAGTAGATTATAGAAATAGACTTTACACGGAAACAGTACAAAAAGAAGAATACGCAGAAGCTGCTAGAGAAGGTAACGCGTATACAGTTAACTCAGGATATGTTACACTAACTGGGTCTTCAGCAACAAGTGCAATTCTTTTTTTAACAAATGATGGTAATAACGATATTGTTATTGATAGGATTAATTTAAGTGTTAAAGATAGTGCAGGAACAACCGAAACACATGGTAGGTTTATTTTCTATAGAAACCCTGGTTCTATGACTAATGGAACTTCAGTATCAGTAACTACACCGAATCTTAATTTTGGTAGTTCTAATACTTTAGAAGTTACTACTGAAAGGGGTCAAAACGGAGCTGGTTTTACAACAACGTCAGATGTCTTTGGAAGTCCAGTAGTTCCATTACAAAATATAACATTTATTAGTTCAGTTGCAACATTACCAAAAGGTTCTAGTGTAGGTTTTTCGTTTGTCACACCAACATCAAACACCTCGGTTCAAGTTGCAGTAGGATTAAATGTTTATGAAACTTTAGAAACATAATATGTCAATAAAAACAAATATTGAGGATGGTACGGGTAATGGATACTTAGCTAAAGTATCCCCTGAAGGTTTTCTTTACACACAAGAAGCTCCTTATCCTCCAGTTGGAGAAGAAACTAAAATAACGGTTTATAGAGAATTCTTAACCCTTAATAATGATGGGGTAACAACTAGTATGAGGGTTGCTGGTTCATTAGCAAGTCCAGAAAGATTTTTTATAAATGCTGAACCAAATTATGATATATATATAACCACAGTTTCTTTTTTAATTGCTGCGGTATCAGCAACACTTTCTGAGTTTGGTACTTCCCCTGCGTTAACAAATGGTTGTAGGTTTTATTATGAAGACAGTAATGGTGAAATTAATATTGGTACGAATTTAACTTCTAATTGGGAATTTGTTCGTTTATGTCAAGGGCAACCAGCATTTGGTACTGGTACTGCTGCTTTTTTAGGTACAAATGTTATTGGTACTAGTGAAGCCTTTATACCCGTTTTTGATTTTAGAAATTTCGGTTTTAAATGGGGGTTGAGGCTGGCTGCCGGCACTAATAATAGATTGGTTTTAGAAATAAACGATAATACAGGTGGTGCCGCAACAACCGAGTTCAACGCAATTGCGTATGGTTTTAGAAGAAAAATAAACTAAAATTATTATGTCAAAATCAGCCAAAATTGTTGCAGAAAATAAAAAATCTAAAGTTTCCGAATACAGTCTGTTTGAAATAGACTCTGATTCCCCACCGTTAACTGACAATAAAACATTTATTTTTAGTAGTTACTTAACTTTAAACGGGGATGGGGTTACAAATAGTATGAAAGTGGATGGGTCAACAACTCCACAAGATTTTTATATATCAGCGGAAAAGGATTTTGATATTTATATAACGTCTTTAAATTTTTTTATTGCTGCCGAATTGGTTAACCCTGAGTTAGGTGAATTCGCTAACATCCCTCCTTTAACAAATGGGTGTCAATTATTGTATCAAGATAGTTTAAATGGTGATATAATAATATCGGATAATTTATCTACTAATTTTGACTTACTACGTATGGTTGGTTTTAAACCTGCGTATGGTGCTAGTGGTACTAATTCTTTTCGTATTGATAATGTTTTTTCTGGTAACGATGGTGGTTATTTTGGTGTTTTTAATTTTAAAAATTACGGTTATGATTCTGACTATGTGGGTGGTATTAGATTAAAGTCCGGTACAACTGATAAATTAATTTTTAGAGTCAGAGATAATTTAAATTTATCTATAAGTTCTATATCTACTTTTGATTTTAAGGCTTATGGTTTTAAACTAAAACTTAGCTAATTAATTTTCATCATACAAATCCTTTTTCTGTTTGGTTGGATTTGGTTTTTCTTTACACTTTTCTCTAATTAGTTTTTCAACAAAAGAAAACATTTTAAGACCGTTTTCTTCACAATAGTTTTTTAACAACTCATGTGTTGTTGAAGTTATCTTTATGTTTTTATCTCTTTTCATATGATAGTATTACATAAATATTACACTATTCATATAAAAGTATGACACTATTCATATTAATAGTGATTTATTATTTACTTTTTAAAAACTTTTGAAAAACAGACCAATATTTATAATAAAAATAACATAAACAAAAAAAATAATTAAATGGCTTCACAAAAAATATTTGTATCACCAGGTGTCTTTACTTCAGAAAAAGATTTAACCTTTGTGTCACAACAAGTTGGTGTGACAACTTTAGGTTTAGCTGGTGAAACCTTAAAAGGTCCGGCTTTTGAACCGATTTTTATTACAAATTACGATGAATTTTTAACAATTTTTGGTGGGTTAAGTCCTGAAAAATTTGGTAATAATAAACCAAAATACGAACTTCCATATATTGCTAAATATTACCTAACACAATCAAACCAATTATTTGTATCTAGGGTATTGGGTTTAACTGGTTATGATGCTGGTGATGGATGGGCTATCGTATCGAAAGCTAATTACAATCCTTCCACTATTGTTACTGGTGCAACCACAACATTTACAGCGGATTTTACTGGTGGTACTTTTTATTATAATTTTACTGATCCTAATGCAGAATATCTTTATAACTTAGGTTTATACCCTAATGGTGCTACATTAACCACTACAGATGTACCTGGTGTGACACCTGTATATCCAGAAGGTATAACTTTTGATAGTAATACTTATCCTAACTTTACTGGTGCCTCTACGACAATAAGTTTATTAACTATAACCGGTGATTCGGGTTCAATTTCTGGTACCGTAACAACCTATACAGCAACAGCTTATACAGAATACGATGGTTTAACTTTGGCTTTATTAAGATCAAGAGGAACTTATATTAGTGATAACTTTTTATGGTCTACAGATCAGTCATATCAAGGTTTAGTAGGTGGTTTGTCTTTAAACAGTACAAACCCTTTAGCACAGTTTTCTTTATCAGCATATTCTATAGGATTAAGTGCTAGTTCTGTTTATGATGTTTCATTAGATAGAACAAGTAGAAATTATATAACTGGTGTCTTAGGTGAAGATTGTACAGACAAAACATCAAAAATTTATGTAGAAGAAATCTACCCTAATATGTTACAAGATTTAATTGATAACAATTATATTTTAGGTTTAAAAGATGAGTTAATCTATATAAGTAATATAGATAATTATAAACAACAATATCAAACTCCTGAAACTCCTTGGGTTGTATCTGAATTACGTGGTAATCAAGTATTTAAATTATTTAAATTCGTATCAATCTCTGATGGTACTGCAGCAAATACTGAAATTAAAATTTCTATTCAAAATATAGATCCAGACGGAAAAGAATTTGATGTCGTAGTTAGACAGTTTAATGACACTGACGCAAGACCTTCAATTCTTGAAACGTACGCTAAATGTACTATGGAACCTAATTCTAATAATTTTATAGCAAGAAGAATTGGTACAGCGGATGGTGAATTTACTTTAAACAGTAGATTTATCATGGTAGTTATGAATGATAACGCACCGTCAGACGCTTTCCCAGCTGGTTTTGAGGGCTATCGTGTTAGAGATTATGTTGGTAGAACATTTTCGTCTTCATCTCAGTTAAGTTATTTACCACCTTTTATTGACTACAAAACAACTTACGATCCTGAGAATGAAAGGATTAGAAGAGTTTATTTAGGTATTAGTGATACAGTAGGTATTGATTCTGACATGTTCCAATGGAAAGGTAAAACAGACGATAATAAATATTGGTCGGCAACAACTAAAGGATTCCATATGGATAGTGGAGCAACCATTGCAGGTAATTTTGAAGTTGGTGAGGCCGAATTTAGAGACTCTCTTGGGATTGAGGGTACAATATATGAAAGTACTACGGCAAGAAAATTCACGTTTGTTCCTTATTGGGGTTTTGACGGATGGGATTGTCATAGAACTTCAAGAACTAACACAGATAGATATCGTATCGGTAAGTCAGGATTTAACACAGGTTTAGCTAACGGCCAATTCCAACAACTTGGTCCACAAGACGGAACTTCTGATTTATACGCTTATTGGAACAATATTAAAACTTTCGCAAACCCTGAGGCTGTAAATATTAATGTGTTTGCAACACCTGGTATAGATTGGTCCCCATCATTATCTTTAGGTAACAATTATTTAGTACAAGAAACTATAGATATGATTGAGGAACAAAGAGCTGATTCAGTTTATATTGTAACTTCCCCTGAAAATGTTGAGTACGATACTACTGATGATACAATAGGTTTTGGTTTTAATTCAGTAACAATAAATGACGCCTCATCTTTAATAGATTTATTAGATGCAGCCGATATAGATTCTAACTATACAGCCACATACTGGCCGTGGATTCAAGAAAGAGACGATGAAAACAATGTTAATGTTTGGTTACCACCAACATTAGAAGTTTGTCGTAACATCGCTTTAACTGATAATGTAGCATTTCCTTGGTACGCTGTAGCTGGTTACAATAGAGGTTTAACAAACGCACTTCAAGCCAGATTTAAACTTACTGAAGAAGATAGAGACACACTTTACGAAGGACGTGTAAACCCAATGGCAACTTTCTCTGACGTAGGTGTTGTAATTTGGGGTAATAAAAACTTACAAGTTAAAGATTCTGTTCTTGATAGACTTAACATTAGAAGGTTGTTATTACAAGCTCGTAAATTAATTACAGCGGTTGGTGTAAGATTATTATTTGAACAAAACGATCAAATTGTTAGAAATCAATTCTTAAACTTAGTTAACCCTATTTTGGATAACATTAGAAAAGAAAGAGGTTTAGCTGACTTTAGAGTTCAATTATCTAATGACCCTGAAGAAATTGATAGAAATGAGATGAGAGGTAAGATTTTCTTAAAACCAATACCTTCACTTGAATTTATCATAATCGAGTTTAATGTAACACCTACTGGTGCATCATTCGATAATATCTAATAAATTAAAAAGAACCTATGTAAAAGTAGGTTCTTTTTCTAAAATAAACATATTTATATATAAAAACTAATTATGTCAAAAATAGTTAAAAAGAAAGACCTTGATGTACTAATTGAAAGTACTTTAGAAAAGGCTGGTATTAATAAACCAAAAAAAGTTGTAACTGAGTCTAAAAAAGAAACTAAAGTTATTACTGAGTCTAAAGAACTTATTAACGAGGATATTAAAAAAGATTTAGAAAGATTTAATAAATTAACATCTTTTAATTACAAATACTAATAATAAAATAAAATGAGATATAAAGTAACCAAAGACCAACTTGAAAGAATAGTTGAAAATTTTGTAATGGAGGCTTCAATTGAATCTAAAAAAGCTTCTGTAAAAGATATGATTCCCTCACAAGCTGCAGCAGCTAAGAAACATGTTAAAAATAAAATGTCGGGAGATATGGTAGACCAATCAGAAGGAATGCCATCTGTTACTCCAATGAAGAAAAAGCTTTCTCAAGCATCTGACGCTAAAAAACATATGTCTAATATGAAAGTTAAGCATACAAACAAAGCTAAAGTTGTTAAAGAAGCGGAAGAAATGGAAGGACAGCCATCCAAACAAGAAATAATGGCGTCTTTACAAAAAGTTATAAAAAAAATTAATCTTAATGATTTTAAACAAGCGTTAGAAAAAAAAGGTATTGACTCTAAAGAAGAGGCTAAAAAAATAGCAACTAATGCAGCTAAACAAGCAGCGACTGACAACATGGGTGATAAAGATTACATGGAAGGTATGGAAGAAGGTGTAGGTGGTTTTGTAAAAAAATATAAAGCTGGAATTGGTGTTGGTTTATTAATGGCAGCTTTAGCAGGTTTAGGTTATGTAGGTGAGTCTGCTGAGGCAATTGTAAAAACAATGCGTGAAGATTCAGTTTTAACTTCAGTATTACAAAATCCTCTTTGGGTTGGTTCTATTGTTTCAGCAATCGCTGGTGTTGCCTTAACTGGTTCAGCGGTATCTGATGAAAATAAAAGAAAACAAGACGAAGCTAGATTACAGGTAGTGAACCAACTTAAGAAAAAAGGTTACACTGAAGAAGTTAAAGATGATAAAGGTAATATTGTTAGTTTAAAAAACCCTAAAACAAACAAAACTTACGAACTTTCTTAATAGATAGTATAAAATAAAAAAACCCTTAGAAATTCTAAGGGTTTTTTGTTATATATAGGTTTTATTATTTTTTATTTTGTTCAAGTAGTTTGACACCTAAAATAGACTCTAACATACTGTTGTTATTACCACCTGATGTATTACCGTTGATATATGTTGATGGTAACGTAACTTCAGACAATGCTTTAGCAACACCAATTTTAGTATCCATTTCAAATTGTGCTCTTTCTTGTGGTGTTAAACCAGCTGCCACCAATTTAGCGTTTTTATAAGATTCAGCATCCGCCTGAGTTTTTGTTTTTTGAGCTTGTAATTGAGCCGCTTTGGTTTCAAGTTCAGCCACTTGGACTTGGGTTTGTGCTGCCACAACTAATTTAGTTTGTTCAACCTTTTGTTTATATTCAGTTTCAATTAAGGTTTTTTCACCCTGAGCTTTAGCCGTTAAACCTTGTTGTTGTGCCGTAATCAACTCTTGTTTTGCGATAGATGCCTTAGTAGACGCGTCAATCTTTTTACCTAACATATTATCAACACGAGTTTCATAATCCACGTCCGTAATATTAGCGTCAGCTACAGTTATACCATACTCTTTAATAGAAGATATTTTACGAACAGGGTTACCGTTTTTATCAGTTTGAATTTTAGTTTCATACAGTCTTTTATTTTCTTTTTCCAAAGAGTCATAAACCATAAGTTCATTTGTTTTTAAAAGATACACACCACCACGTAATTGTTCGCCAAAATCTTGGGACATTGTTGCTCTACCACCTGAATAATGCATTTCAGAAGACATTAATTGTGCGGATGATTGTAAACATTCTTTAGTATAAGGCGCTAATCGTTTAGTCACGAGTGATTGTGGTGTTCTATGTGCGTTATGCATCGTAATCATTTCAGTTTCATCGGACGGTAAAATATATTGTACAATACCACTAACATCCGCTGTTGTAGCATCCCCACCAAAACGAATTTTAATCTTCCCAATTTCAATGGTACCATCTTTCATTTCCATATCAGTTGTAGTATCTTGATAAGATACAGAAATTTGATTTGGCCATTCTGTGGTTTTACAAAAAAATCCTGAATAATAAATCCCTGGTTGATACTGTACAAATTGATTTCCACTCATTTGTTCTACCACGGTTCGATGTCCAGCGTCATTCCATGAAAAAGGGTTAATAAATAAAAATACTATAATTCCGATTATCGAAAGAACTGCTGTCGTAATCCATTTAATTGGTAATTTGGTTTCCATTTTTGTTTTTTAGTTTATAAATTGTTTGTTTTTTCTTTTAATTTTTGGGTTTGAGTCAATTGGTCTTTCCAATATTGTAAATCTTTTTCTGCACCTTCAATACCCGACATTTGATCCAATTCCGCTCTCATAATTTTAATTTTAATTTTTTCAATTAAAAATTCTATTTCTTCGGTGGTGGTCGGTTTTGGTATTTTGAATGATTTAATAATTTTAAAGCCGGCATATACTGTTAATATAATAAGACCTAAAATTATAAAAAATATTAATAGTCTGAACATGTTTTTATTTTTTAGATTGAATTATTTCGTCGATAATACCGTATTTTAAAGCCTCTTCAGCCGATAACCATAAATCACGTTCGGCATCTTTTGCCACTTGTTTTGCGGTTTTACCACAATACTCACCAAGAAGTTCAAAAAGAATTTCATTGGTTTTTTCCCACTCTTTCATGGTAATACGTGCATCTTGAATATTACCCATTGCTCCACCACTTGATTGGTGTAACATAGTTTTTGAGAACCTTAGAGAACTTCTCATCCCTTTTGTCCCCGCTCCTAACAATACGGAACCCATTGATGCGGCCATACCTGTATTAACCGTTGCAATTGGGGCCTTTATGTAAGACATTACGTCTACCATACTAAGACCTGATTTTACGGAACCACCAGGAGAATCAATGTGCATTGTAATTGTTTTTTTAGAGTCTTGTTGATCCAAGAAAAGTAATTGAGCTTGTACTACTGTTGACATTCTATCGTTAACTGGTCCTGCAACCCAAAGTAGGCGGTCCATCATTAAACGTGAGAAAATATCAATCTGAGTCGCTCGCATCTCTCTTTCTTCCAATACATAAGGTGTCATACTACCTTGAACGGTTGTTGGTATTTGTGACATAAAGTTTTGGTAACTGTGCAACGTGTTTGACCCAATACCTTGGTCTTTAATAGCAAATTTTTCAAATTCTGTCATATTAACTTAAATTTTGTTTATACAAGGATATTTATAATAAAGTTAATAGTCAAAAAATATTAAATAAAAAATTATAAATACCAGATATTTATAATAAAAAGATAACAACTTAAAAAAATAAAATATTATGGCAGATTTATTAATGAGGATGCCGGTTCCTTACGAACCGAAAAAACAAAACAGATTTATCCTTAGATTTCCTTCACCATTAGGAATTCAAGAATGGTTTGTGAAATCTTCATCAAGACCAAAAATTTCTCAAGAAGAAACTGAAATTCAGTTCTTAAATACTTCGACTTGGGTAATTGGTCGTTTTACTTGGGATACTATTGATGTTACTTTCCGCGACCCAATTGGTCCTTCAGCGGCACAAGCTTTAATGGAATGGGTACGTCTTCATTCTGAATCTGTAACTGGTCGTCAAGGTTACGCGGCAGGTTATAAGAAAGATATTGAATTAGAATTACTTGACCCAACAGGTGTTGTAATCGAAAAATGGATTCTTCAAGGTACAATGTTAACAAATGTTGACTTTGGTTCATTAGATTACAGTTCTTCTGATATCGCTGAGATTACCGGCACGTTAAGATTTGACCGTGCAATTCATGTTTTCTGAAGTATCGGTCTATCAAAGTTGACTTTACTATCCCTTTTAGTATATTTATTGCTAAAAGGGATTTTTTATGCAACACATTTGTAAAATTTGTAATCAAGAATTAACAAACCCACAGGGGTTATCGGCTCATTGTCGTTTAAAACATAAAATGAAAGCCGAAGATGTTTATATCGAATATTTTTTAAATGGAATAACACCTACTTGTGCCTGTGGTTGTGGTGAAAGGCCAAAATATTTAGGTATTTATGAAGGTTTTAGAGAATACATACATGGTCACGCTTCTCGTGTACATAATAATTGGGGCCACAACCCTGAAGCACATCGTAAAGCTGGTGAAACCCAAAAAAAACTTTATGAAAGTGGTGAATTAAAAATATGGAATAAAGGTTTAACTGTTGACACTGATGATAGGGTTAGAAAATATGGTATGTCAGTTTCAAAATATAAAAAAACTGATGAACATAAAAGAAAAATTAAAGAAACTCAAAGTAGAAATTGGTTAGAAAAATATGATGAATTGGTTGAGAAATGTTCTAAACAGTCAAAAGAGTATTGGTCTAAAGAAGAAAATAAAATCCAACAAAGATTTAATAGGTTAGATTATTTTAAGAATAAAATGTCAAGTCATAAATCCAAACTAGAGCAAAAGTTTGAGGATTTATTAATCGAACTTAATATCCAATTTATTAATCAACACCCTTTAAATGGTTATCTATACGACTTCTATATCCCCAAACATAATATTTTAATTGAGGTTGATGGTGATTGGTTTCATTGCAATCCAGATGTTCATCCTGAGGCAATCCATGAAATTCAAAAGTTTGTTAAAGAAAATGATGAACGTAAAAATATTATCGCAAAAGAAAACAACATTCCCTTACTAAGATTTTGGGAAAAAGATATAAATGATTCGATTGATTCGGTAAAATCCAAATTATCTGAATATTTATAATAAAATGAAAAATATTATCCGTAAAATATTAAAAGAAGAACAAGACGAATTTGAATGGGTTCGTGGTTTTGATACTTCCGAGGCTGAAAAAACTGTCAAAAAACCTTTTGCTAAAATAGAAAGTGACTATAATTTTGATGCTTTTAACATTTATGATATGATGGTTGATGCCGGTATTAAAGATGTTGATAAATTAATGGAAATCGGTGAGGAAATGTATGACCAAGTAGAAAGGGTTTACGATGATGGTCGTGATTCTGGTTATGATTCTGGTCGTGACGATTGTACTTGTGAAGGTTGTTGTGACGATTATGTTTATTATGAAGACGCAGATAGGGAAAAAGAAGAGGCGGAAGAAGAAGGGTATAATAGAGGTAGAGAAGAAGCTGCAGATGAAATCCAAGAATTAAAAGATAGAATCGAAAAATTAGAAAGTCAGTTAAATGAAAGTATTAATAAAAAAAATATTAAAAGAATCTGAGTGGTTTGACGAATTAAATTTTAGTCAAAATGATTTACCCTTTGAGGTTTCCCAAACACCCATGAATCGACCAAAGATTGCTAATGTGTTTGTCATGAAAACCACATGGGAATATGGTGATTCTTATCTTAGAGAAGAAGTCTCTTTTAAATCTGACGATGATATATCATTTCAAAGATTTATAAATGTTTGTAAATTTTATATTGCTTTATTTGAATCCTATAATAAAAATGGTTATGAACGTTGGCAAGATGTCTCTAGGATAGCTAAAAGTGTTGGTTTAGGTTTAGGTTCTTATGATGAAGAATCTATTTACGGTACACCAAAAGATGTGTCTGACTTTATTTTTGGGGGTGATTATCCAGCTACTTTGGATCAGGTTGAAATTTCTTACTTTGACAAAGGTGGGGTTGAATACCCGGTTAGATTAAAAGACGAATAACGAAAAAGGGACTATTAAGTCCCTTTATTTTTTACCAATCATAATCTTCGTCCCAATTACGGCTTTCATAATATGGACCGTATCCATAATCTTTTTTATTATGTTCAGAATAAATAAATTCCCCACTATTAAAAATATCATTATCATCTTTTTCTTCTTCTTCATTTAAAAGACTTTTTCCTGTATATTTTTTAAGATAAGAATTATTATACCTATCTTCTTTTGGGTTTTCGTATTTCTTTTCACCTAGTTCTGTCACAATTTTTAAACCTAGTTCATAACCGTTTTGAACGTCATCGACAACAACATATTCATTATCAGTATGATAACGATAATATCCAGCCGCCAAGTTTAAACAAGCAATGTTAAACTTTTCCATAATTTGCCAAACATCAGTATACGGATGATATGCCCAATCAGTAATACCATGTTCTTTAATTAAACCCGATACTTTATCTGCGAATTCCGATTTTTGATTAAACAAGTAACGACCCATTAATGTCAAACTCATTGAGTTTCCACCTGGAGAATCGTATTGAATAACATAACCAACATTCTCAAAGAATTTTGGGTCCGCATACATACTACCCTTACAACCAATTTCTTCTGAAACAAAAAACGCTGCTTTTACATTTGGTAATGTGTCCAACATTTCAAGAGCTAAATAAACACCACATTTATCGTCACCACCGATACCTGAAGCCTTTTTAGTGACTTTGTCCATACCGGTAAGAATAACCCCATCTTCAATACTTTCTGTCTGTACAACTACCATGTTCATATTAATTGGGTGGACGGTATCAGTATGTGCAACAAAACAAGGAAAATTTTTACTGTTACCTTTTGTTACATAAATGTTACCGTGTGAGTCAGTATAATGGTCATAACCTTTTTCGGTTAAAACTTTTTGTAAATACTCAATCATAAGTTTTTCATTACGAGAGTGGGTCGGTACTGAAAGAACCTCAGTTAATCGAGTTAATTTATTTTGTGTCATTTTCATATCGTTATTAATTAATATACAAATATAATAATCTTTCCTTAGATAATAAAATAATTCATATGAAAAATTAAAATAAATCTATTTATGTATATAATCTTTACTATTATAGTAAAAGTTTTAAGGTTAATTAGAATAACAAATTTAG